GATGCTCAGTGCAAGACAACAAGCAAATACTTGAAGAACTCCACACGCTTCGTAAGCTGCAACAAGCCACAGAAGAACGTATCAATCAGCTAGAAAGGCAACTGAGGTATAAGACTACAATGAAGGTAGCTAAGAACGGAAACATCTATAGAGGCGTTCTCTGCTCAGACCTGCGACCCTACGTTCAGGAGTGGGTAGACATGGGACGAACGCTAGGTGCGCTAGCCGACAACGCAGGACTATCCGAGGGTGCTATCGTTCGCATCCTGAATAACAAGCAGGACATGGTTAGAACCGATACAGCAGACAAGCTGCTTACTGCGCTAGGTCTGCCGCACATCTTCAACGAGCTGGTACCCGAGCCACCGGAGAGTCAATACTATGAAGAGTAAAAAGAGCGTTCCGCAGAAGTTCATGCAAAGACCCACAGTGCAGGCTTTTCAGCGCATGGTTAAAGAGAGCCTTCCCGGTGAAGGCCGCGCTAAGAAGGCTAGTCGTATTCACAAGCGTAAGACCAACAAACACGGAAGGCAGCATCCATAATGGCTAGGGACGAACAACAGTTTGAGCGTAAGCCAGCACTCGTTACAAGCTCTAGGCACGAAGTCTACCTGAAGATTCCGCTCGACGCACCTAACTGGCGTATCGACTGGAATAGCGAACAGGCGTGTTGGACGTTTTACGGCTATTCGCAGGAAAGTATCGAAGACGCGAAGGGTAAGCTCATGGGCCTCGCAACTACGATCATTCAGGAATTGAACAAGTGATCCGTAAGCTGTTTAAGTACCAAATTTGGTACGTAGTGTTTAGCGTATACTTCGTGTTTATGTCGTACTATAACCACAGTGTTACGTTCGGGATTCTAACAGGCGGTTATCTATCTATGGTTGGGCACCACGCTTGGATGACTTATAAGGAAAGGAAAGTCAATGCCGCAAACGATGTTTGAAATGGTTAAAGAGTTCCATGAGAAGTTCGGGCTAGCGGTCGGACATGGGCCTATCCCGTTTCTGCACGAAGACCTCGATAACGAAGAACTGTACACGCTTAGAGATCGTCTACACAAAGAAGAATGGAAAGAGCTGCAAGACGCATGGGAAGACGAGAACCTCGTAGAGTACGCCGATGCGCTTTGTGACCTTATCTACGTGCTGTGTGGTACAGCAGTGTCGTTCGGTATTGACCTCGACAAGTGCTTCCGCGAGGTTCACCTTAGCAACATGAGCAAGCTAGACGAGGACGGTACCGTTCACAAGGACGAGTACGGTAAGGTCATTAAGGGCGACGGTTTCTTCCAGCCCAACCTACGCGATATCATCTACCCACAGCCTGCACCGTGATTGTCAAGATCATACATAGGCCCGAAGCACTACGTTACGACGTTTACCTTTACAACGACGACCATAGCTATTCCGGTTACGTTAACACGGATGGTATAGTCATTTGGGAACGCTATGAACCTGGCACTGCTCCAAAGGCTTTCAACGTGTTTGACGAACAAGTGTTCAACGCTCTCAGACAGGCCATGATCGGTGAAGCTATTGATAAGGACGATGCTCTCCATGATGCACGTAACATTCGTGATCGGTTGCTAACGATGGTCGAGAAAGAATGGGATGCGAAGGTGCAACATGGCTGAGACAGTAGAAGCCGTACAGTGCTACCTAGAAGGTGTAGGGTGGGTACTGTGGCCTACGCCAACAGGCAGACCTGCACCGCGAATTACCGATTACGAGGTTCAGGATCTTAAGCCGCGTATCTTCGAGAAGCCAAACGCGAAAGGCCAGAAGTTTTGGTACAAGCGAAATCCGTCTATGTACTGTTGGGACGTGACGTATGAAGAAGCACCCTTTAGCTGATTGTGACGGTTGCCCGTTGCAGAAACGGGACGCCGCTTACACCACCGGCCCGGAGAACGCTTCGGTTGTGCTGGTTAGCCGTAGTCCAGGGCGTAAGGATGCCGAGAAAGGTAAGCCCTTTGCTGGCATGAGCGGCAAGGTTGTTGACTACCTACTGGAAGAGAACGGCTACAAGCGTGAACAGATCAAAACGACAAACATCGTCCTCTGCGAAACGGAAGACCCGCCGAAAGAAGCGATCCGACGGTGTAAGGCACGGTTGGATGCCGACATGGATAGCGCCGATACGATCATTGCTGCGGGTGCGGAACCGGCGCGAGAGATAGCGAAGACAAGTCTGCAAAAAGGACGGGGTATCGTACATGAGCGTGTTAGCTCTGATTTCAGGATTCAGCGAGTCATCGTCACCAACAATCCTGCTGCTGTCATTCGTGATAGCGACAACTTCCCTAACTTGGTCAGTGATTTTCGTCTTGCACTCAATCCTCCTGCGAATCCAGTCCTCCCTACTGTTGACGTTTGTGATAGTCGAAAGTCTGTACTGGCTGCTATCCGTGATATTGGTAGTAGAGGGTTTGTTGCTGCTGACCTTGAAGGTCACAGGCCACACATAGAGTGTGCTGGTTTCTCGTTTAACGAAGACCACGCTTACGTCTTCACGCGCAAGGGTATTGAGTCTACATGGCAGGAGTTCAACGATCTACTAGTTAGACGAGATATCGAATGGCTGTGGCACAACGGCATCTACGATGTTAAGCTGCTTAAGGACAATGATATCAATGGGCACATCGACCACGACACCTTTGCTATGTCGTACGTTCTCGATGAAAGACCAGGTACACATTCTTTGGGCTACTTACTTAGGCTTCATTGTGGTTGGCCGAATTATGAGCCTGAAGCGGTTGAAAAGTACAAGGAAACAGGAGTGCTACCTGATGATCCTTACGAACTTTACACGTACAACGGTAAAGACACAGGAGGAACGTTCCAGCTATATAATCTGCTGAAGTCGCGGGTAGTCGAAGAAGAAATGGATGACCTCGTTAAGAAGCACTACATTCCGTTCTTCAACAAACTGACGGATATCGAGCGACGGGGATTCGTTTACGATATCGAACGTGCTTGTGATCTTAACGAGGAAGTAGTCATTCCGCTGATTCGTGACCTTACAGATGAGCTAGGGAGTATCGCCGGTGCAGAACTATACAACCCTATGTCCACTAAGCAGACAAGAGCTATTGTCTACGATACGTGGGGACTTAAACACAAACTTCGTGATAGTGGTAAGAAGAAACGGCAGACCGGTTTCGATAAAGATGTGCGGCGCGAGATTAGAGAAGGACGATTTGACAGCAATCCACGCGCGAGAGATAAGCTCGTTGAGTTCGCTACCGTATATGATCGTTTCAGAACTATTGAGACACAGCGGGGCACCTTTATCGAGGGACTCATTAAACGAGTTCAAACCGATGGAAGACTGTACTGTGAGTTTAACCCTTGTGGTACCGTCACAGGACGGACTTCATCCCGTAACCCAAACTTTCAGAATATCACCCGAGAAGCGCGGGACGTGGTTCCGGGGATTAGAACTCTATTCCTTCCTACCCCTGGAAACGTACTAGTTTCGGCAGACTTTTCTCAGGCAGAGCTACGAGCCATTGCAGTGCTGTCTGACTGTTCACCTCTTAAGAGCATATATACTGATAGCAGCCGTTCTCTGCACAAAGAGACAGCAGCACGGTTCTACGGTGAGAACTACACCAAAGAGGAATACGTCAAGTCTAAGAACATTAACTTCGGTGTCTGCTATCTACAGTCGGCGGAAGCGTTCTCACAGATGTACACGATGCCAGTGCAGGAAGCGAGGGATTACATTGGAACGTGGTTTAACACTTTTCCTGAGATTGCTGAATGGATTGCTGAGGTTTCTGATCGGGTAGAGAAGGAGAACGAGCTAAGGAGTCCATTCGGTGCTAAGCGACGGTTCCACCTAATCACGCCTGAGAACCTTAAGGAGTGCATCCGTGAAGGTGTCAACTTCCTACCGCAGAATACAGCCGGTCTGCTCACTATGGCGGCTATCATCGAAATCGAGGACGCCGGTATCCCGGTCATTAACTCGGTTCACGATTCTATTGTGGTTGACGTACCTGAAGACGAGGTAAACGACGTTGCCGCCACCATGAAGACTATCATGGAACGACAGGCTTACGACAAGCTAGGGTGGGAACTGCCCTTTAAGGTCGATATCAGCGTTGGCGAGAATTGGGGCGAACTTGAAGAAATGGAGGTTATCCCTCTTGCCGCGTGAAACTGCGATACGCGGGAGGCTGATCCTGGGTAGGCTGTGGGGGTCTTGGGAACGGTACTGCGCTCACACCGCGATTCCCTGCACTGGTGGCTACGTGCGAGGCAGAGCCGGTCTACCCTTACCGACGACATGGCCGAAACCGCAGATCGCCGCACAGCGCCTCGATACTTCACTTTGTAAAGTAATGCTAAGCACGAAAAGGAGGTAAGACAGGTATGGCCGACGAAAAGACCTTTAAGCCCAAGCAGCCGCCTACCAGCTTTTCGGCGTCTGCACTCGACAACGCGGTTAGGGATCTCTACGTCAAGGTGTTCGGTAAGCAGCCTCCGACCGGTGTGTCCATTGCCGATTGGAAGCGGTACGTGGAGTCTAGTGGTCGTTGGGATGGTGCCGAAGCTGGCGGTCTTAGGGACACCTTCAACGCTGACATGTACTTTGTGGATCAGGTGAAGGAACACCTCGATAACGTCGATGGACGCGAGAAGATTCATTACGAGGAACTTACGGACGAAATCGCTGTGCTGAGGTCGCAGATCACCACAGCCCCTTTCCCCACGCAATGACCGCTTGGGGCTTTAGTAACGGTAGCCTCGGTGGAGTCGCTACATTCGCTACTAGAGCCGCCGCTCGCGGTTATAAGTGCGCGAGCCTAGAGTACGACGATTACGGCAATGACGCTCGTTGGCCTGCCTTCCGCGATGCTTGCCATCAACAGCAGCTTTGGGCAGGTGTTTGGTTCACTAACTCGATGAACCTGCAAGCGTGTCCTTTCGACGCCGACTTCGTTGTAGCAGAGCTAGAGGATGAAGACGACTATCGGGGTATCATTCAACACACCGATACCCTGCCTAGTGTGTCAAGGGCGGTTATTACCAACTTCGTTCCGCTCGTTGACAGTACGGGCTATAGGCCGGATAAGGCCAAGCCGATCATCGACATGGGCTACGCATGTCTGACCGAATGTTACATGGGAGTGAGTGAAAACTTCTCTCCCCCGCGTATGGACTTTACCGCCAGAGTACAGCTCGGTTGGCCTCATACGCAGCCTGTCTTCGGTACATACGGTAAGCCACTAGCTGAATACGCTCAGTGGCAGAAAGGTGGATGGGGGGTTTATCTTGCAGAGTACGAGTATTGATAAGCGCGACCAGCGTGATCCTGAAAAACTGTATCAGCGCATTAAGCAGGTGCAGGAGAACAACAAGGACATGACGTTCTTGCAAGCCTGCGATGCAGTGCAAGAGATGTATAACGCTCATACAAAGGGTAATGGTCATGCCACTCACTGAAGGGCAGTTTCCGTACACAGGGCCATATGGTTTGGCCGACGGGCCTCTTAAGTCCAAAGGCCCCACAGCAGAGGCACTCAAGCGTTACTTCGGTAGAGTAGGTCTACTCGATTGGGCAGACTACGACCAGCATTACAACAAGAAACTGTGGGAGCTGGTTGCCGACCTTAAGATCGCTCACAAGATCAGAAGCAAGAGCGATCCGCGAGATGGAAGTTACGGAAAAGAAGTGTGGGAAGTCGTTAGGAACCGTAGAGTTCCTGAAGGCCCGCATAAGGGTGAATGGGCACTAGACGAGTACAGCCGAAAGATCGTGCAGGACGAGGCTAAGCTAACTGCAACATCGCAGGAAGTACAGAAGGTTCAGTTCTATATCCGCGAGTTCTGGATTAAGGCCATTAACGTGAACTATGCGTGGCACTACTCACAGAACCGTCCGTTCGATCCGACTGTTAACCCGAGTAGCGGAGGATTCAGCGATTGCTCCGCTATGGTCGTACAGTCGTTCAAGTACGCTGCCGACAAGTCCGGCTTCGCAGTACCCGATCCTGCTAAGTGGCTATATCGTGGTTACGGCAACACCGACTACTACGAGGACGACTGGCATCATATCGGCGCTCCGTTCCGTATCGGTGATCTTGCACACTTCCACAGTGAAAGGCATGTGGTGGTCTGCATCAAGCCCGGTAACTTCAATACGGCGCAGTGGGGTTCTAACGGGTCTGAACGGGCACCTGAGCTTATTAACCCAATGAGCAGTTACTACCGGTTCCCGAACGAGTACATGTTCACAGTGCGACCCCCGCTAACCGCACAGGAGTTGAAGGATGGAGTGTAACATCGTATTGCACGAAGGCAGAGATGTGGTCGATGTGTTCGTTAAGAACGAAGCAGAGCATTGGTTGCTTCCCGATGGTTTCTGGAATTTAGAGCCTAGACCCCTTCTTAGTGTTCCTAGAGAGATATGGGAACTCATGGTCGGTAGTGCGATAGAGCTTTCCTTCGACGAAAGGAAGGAATAGTGGGATTTGAGAAGCGAGATACCACAGAGATTGATAACATGCTTCAGCGCGAATTGCCTGACGAAGAGGGTGGTATTGTAGTGGGGTGGGTTATCGCGTATGAAGTTGCTGGCGTCGATGGTCAGCGAGCAGCGGGGTTCCTCCGCGAAGGTAGCGCGTCAACGCCGTGGCAGGCTGTAGGGCTGCTACAGTGGGCCGGTGCCGCTATCATGTCTAACGCTATGGGTAGGGGCGAATGAAAGACGATAACGATTACTACTACAGGCAGACCATGCGTAGAGATGAAAACGACATAATCTTTAACACTCGCAACATGGTACCTAAGTGGACAAGATTGTGTTGGTGGTTGTCGCGTAAGCTAGGTGGAATCAAAGTGTTCGGTAAGCAGGACTTGACGTAATGACGACCGTTGCATGCTTTGACCCTGGAATCACCACAGGGCATGCTGTCGGCGTAATGGAAGACGGTCTAATGAAGGTTAGGTGTGGTCAGACCGCTTTCGACCATATCATGCTGTACGACCAGCTACAGCTACTTAAGCCGGACATGATCGTAGCAGAGGAATTCGAGTTTAGAGGCAGAGCGCGGAAAGGGCTAGAGCTATACCCGCGTGAGCTATTAGGCGTGTTAGAGCTGTACTGCCAGCAAAACAAGATACGGCTGTTCAGACAAAAAGCCGCTACTGGCATGGCGTACTACTCTAACGAGAAGTTGCAGCGTGACGGGCTGTACATTCGCGGTAAGCCTCACGCGATGGATGCTCTACGTCACCTGCTCCACTGGTACACCTACGGTTATGGGTTCCAGTTCAATACTAGTGGTTACGAAGCTGAGAACAGGAGGAAGAAGTGATTATCGAGATTGTCGCACAAGAGGGTCTGTTTGCTGTTAAGCTTCCCGACGGTTGGGAAAACAACGACATGCCGGATACGTTTGATACGCGAGGCGACGCGATTAACTGGGTTCTCGCCAACTACCCCGACGCAGTGATTGAGCACGTTCACGCTGACTACGAGCTAGAGTAAGTTAGGAGGTGATGCCTTGTCTACTCCTGATACGGAGAACTCATAGCTAAGCCCCCTGCCTTACGGTAGGGGGCTTAACAAGGTAGAAGGGCCGGTAACGCCCGCAGGAGAGGTAACGGTACCGGCCCTTCTTTTGTGCCCTAGACCCTGTAGCTAGGGCACAGGTGTTGGCACGACAACAGGTGGTTCAGTCGTCGGCGGGTCTGGAATCTGATAGACCAGGGCCAACGCCGCGAAGAACGCACCAATTGCCGTAACCAATTCAAGCTGTGAAACAACGCGATCATCGAATGCTGGCACAAGCGCCGCAATGAACGCTCCTGCCGCTCCGATCAGTGACTTGATTGCTCCACCGTAAACACCCGGAACGTTGTCAACAAACGCTGTCAACGCGCCCGATGCAAGTACGGCCCCTAGAGCGATAAGCCACGTCTGCGTGTCAATATCGCCGAAGTCCGTATGACCGGTGAGAGCAGTAGTCAACGCTGCAATGACCGCCATGATGAGAGCGATCAGTGCTTTGACGTTACCACTAGCTGTCAACTCTAACCTCCTTGTAGGGTGGATAACAGACTAACCCTGCGGTTGTCAGTCTGTACTGGTAGCCGCCTTTACGACCTCGCGGCAATTCTGTAGCGGAGCTAGCTTGTCAATGAACACGTAAACGTCGGGTCTTGCGTCCGGCGGAATACCTTGCTTTCGCAGGAAACGTGCAAGGTTCAGATGACGCTCGTTTTGTGATCTACAGGTAGTGTAGATTGTTTCGCGTCTTTGCTGCTGAATCTCCATGCTCAGCTTTAGACTCTGTGCAGCGAGTACTTGTGTTTGCTCAGCGACTTTCTGTGTATCATCGGCCTGTTGTTTATACAGGAAAAGCAGTACTCCAATCGCTAGCGCCATAGCGAAGACGATTACGATGTACGCACCGGCAAGGTGGTTACCAATGTACCTCGGTATTCTCTGCGGCATTAGTTACGATCCTCCGTTTCCGTTCTTTTTGAAACCGAACAAGAAGCCTGCGACAATCACCATCACCGGTGTAACTATCGTCAATCCGGTATAGTCCTTAAGAAACAAACTAACCAGTGACACGATTGCCCACACCCCGGCGACGACGAGGGCAATGATGTAAACTAGCTCATCTCTGTTCACGACGCTTATGGTATCCATTTCTTTTATGACAGGACGCATACCCTAAACTATATCCGACAGCAAACAGCAACACACACGTTAGTACGAACGAAATAGTCAAACCAACTCACCGGCTTTCAATGAAGGCAACCATCGGTAGAACTGTGTCCGTCTGATTACTTGCGCTCCAAAACAAGTCCAACCAACTTCATTGACTCCCCCTTGTTCTTCGGTTTCAAGACCGATATAGAACGTACCCCTGATAGAAGTGTCATTGGAGTATTGGACGAGATGCCAGTCTTCGGTTGTGTCTCCGACAGCGGTATAGAAACCCCACTGCTCGACTGTTGAAGGTGTAATCCTGATACCGAGTTTAGAAGGTCTTTGAGGATCAAAGTCAACAATCACATCACCAGCTATATCATCCCACGTACCAGTCGAGCCACTGTACTTGCGAAAGAAGTATGACTCAGTGATACCGCCACCAAAGCCTGACGAGTAGCCAACGTAGCTAACCGGATCGGTCAGTGCAACGATCCTGTGGGATTCTAGCGCGGCACCTAGTCCCGACTCAGGCCGACAACCGTAAGCTTCGATAATGTTGCCATTGAACGTTTCAGCGACATACATGCTGCCATTGACGGCAAACTCCACAGTACCGATAATCGCTGACCCGTCGCCTTTACTCTGCAATGGGAACCTCGCCCACGAATACCACTTGCCTCCATCGCTAAGAGGGTTCTCGCCAGGAGGGAAGTCATTATCCGGGTAAATCTCGGTAGTGTTGTCGAAAGCAGCCATTACCAGATAAGGTCGATATCTACTTCTTCACGAATGTTAGAGATAGCAACTTCGACTGGCATCTGAGTGACTCTCAGCTTGCCGTCAATCTTACGAGCAACGTCAATAGGCTCTTGCGTGACACGCAGCTTAGGGAACGTTTCGTGGAAAGCAGCATCGACAGGCAGTTGAGTGAGCCTAAAGTTCGGAGCGCCCTTGTAACCAACGTCAGCGGTTTCTGAGGTAATTCTCGCTGCTGGCGCACCACTGTAAGCGGTGTCAACCGGTACTTGTGTGACACGGTATGGATTGATGGATACATCGGTTAGAACGAGTGTCCATGAGATAGTGGCAAACACGCTCCCTGTGAAAGAGAACGCTGGCGGGTCTTCGGACGTAACCGCGCTGATCTGCTTGGTAGCACCCATGACAGTACAGCTAGTACCATCTGTGGTGTTACCTGGCGTGATCGCGCTAACAGCGTTGGAATAGCCACTAGGCCCGGACGTGAGGGTGAGAGCGTTAGAACCACCCACAGCACTGAAAGCAAGAATGTCCCTGGTTCCTGTCCAAGATAGGTTAGGGCTGTCGAGGGCTGTAGTGCTGATAGCGTCCGTAGATATGACATAGCTACCGGCACCAGTGACACGCCAGCAGATAGCGGCAAGCCGTCTTGACGCCGCCATAGTGAAAGTGACGGTTGAACCCTCAGAACCTGTGGCGGTCTTAAGCCACATTTCCTGATGATCGTCGTCAGCGTCGGCCTGACTGGTAATGATCTTAGACCAGCCAGCAGGCATAGACGTAGTGCCCATGTTGTTAGGCGCACGTACCAAAAGCACAAGTAGATCGTCAGCCGCAATCGAACCCGGCAACGTGATGTTGTGAGGGTTAGTTGATGCTGAAGCATAAGTGGCTCTGCCTGCGTCTACTGGTGAGGACATATTACGTGGTTAGCTTAGCTCCGGCTTCCATCGCGTTCACAGAACTGATATCCCACGGATTACCGCTAGGATCAGCTTCACGGATATCGTAGAAGTTCTGATACGAAAGCGAGAGAATCTTCTCAGGGCCAGTTTCGATTTCAGTACCGCTGAACCTACTCAGCAGTTTAAACTTGCGAGTACCTGCATCCGTCTTACGCGCTCTAGCGTTGATCTGGATGCCGTAGACAAGTCCCGTACCAGCAGAGAGCGAACCGTAGTTATAGGTGTCCTTGTTGCCGACGGTGAGAGTCTCGACGTAATCGGTATCGTCGTTCGGAGTAGCTTCGTCAACCAGCAGATAGTTGCTGGTGCTGTTACCGTCAGAACCAACCATCTGACTCGTAGTACCGTCAGCATTCGGGTAGAGCGCCTGAACGCGGATATCGCCGATGAAATCGTTGTTCGGGAAACCAGTGACACCCGAGTCAACGCCGTCCATAAGGATAAAGTCGGTGATTCGCACGTCCCTGGTTCCACCGGCGTTATGCCCGAGTCGGAACATATTGGCGGTAGCGTTAGAAGTGTTCTTGGTATCGAGGCCAGAGAGGTTCAGATCGGTCACGCCGTCAATCCGTGTAACAGCAATACCTGTGGAATCGTGGATCGTTACCTTGAATTCGACGTAATACCAAATAGCCGTAGTCATTACGATAGAACCGGTACCGAGCGTCGTGCCGTTCCTAGTGACATACAGCTTGATAGTCGAACCAACGATCACAGGCCGTATATCTACCTGCGACGATGCTCCGTCGAATAGTGAGAACAACGGTGCATCACCGCTGTACGAGTTAAACTTCATACGACAGCCCATGATGAAGGTAGGCCCGTAACTGGTAGGAAGGTTCTTCTGTGCGTTGTGGTCGGTATTGGTAAGAGCCAGCGCGCTATCACCGAAAGGCCCATCAGTGGTGATAGACGTGTTGAAGTTGAAATCGTACTTCTGCGCCATAGTTGAGATAGCGTCAAAAGAGTCCATCCACAGGATCATGTCCGGTCAACCTCCAAACTGACTGTAATACGGCTAATGATGTTGACACTGTTCAACTTGAAGATCAGGTAGTCGTCTTTAGCGAATCCTGTAGTCCAGCCAGTAAGAGTGCTGTTGGTAGTCTTGATAGCACCGGAAAGCGTAAGAGGGTTACTACCGACTATACTCGTCATCGTAGGCCATGTCGAGTATGTAGACTTAAGGATTTCAACTTCGATATCGCCTGCGAAGTCTGCTACCAGCTCAGCCGATGTTATCTCGCCTGCGAAGGGCATTTTCTTTGCGCCCTTTATGCCTGGTATCAACGCATAACTGCCTGCATGAAGTGTCATGCTGACACTGCCAGTTTTGGTGTTACCTGCGATGAGCTGGTAAACTGCCTCCCAACCGGGATCGACGCCAGGTTCGACGTTAGTGACATTGGTGATGACGATGTAAGACGAGCCACCATTGGTAACGATCTGTCCAGGCTCATAAGTCGTCCCAGGAGTGTAGTTACCGACAGGAACGCCTACAGGCCCAGGATCACCCTTATAGCCCTGAAGCAGTACACCACCGACACCGGCACCGACAGCAAGCACCCACACTCCTAGACCCATACCGCTAGCAGCAATGGTATTGATGCTAAGCTGGTCACCACCCCAAGCCATTTCATGCTCAGCTTGTGGCGTTCTTCCGGCCCTGGACGATTTCTCACCGGCAGGGATGGTAATGGTATTATCGAGGATTGATCCACCACCATCCACAGCAATGTCAATCTCCTGATCGCCGCCAGCGGTCGTAACGAAAGCACCGGCCTTCATAACGACAGCGCCGTCAAGGTCTTCAGGAAACTCCCACACGAAAGCACGGTCTTTGACGATGTTCTCTTCGTCATCCTCAAAAACCTTGATTTCGTAGACAGCAGCGTTAGAGCCTAGAGCGCGCCACTTCTGATCGTGGAAGTAAACAGCAGGATCGTACCGTCTAGCCTCACGATGTACACCAGGCCAGTTAACGTTAACGTCACCGATATTGATGTTTGCGGGATCATCCTCGTAATCTTCAATGTCGATGAGTTGGAGCGAAACAGGGCCAGTCTTCTCTAGGGATGCTAGCCGAGCTTCGGCTGCCTCAAGCCGTCGTAGCAGCGCACTATCGGTAGTCTGCGGTTGTGGTCGTCTATCGCGCCAAGACATTACGCCAACCTCGGTGGGATCATTTCAAGCTCAAACTCTATTTCTTCGTTACCGCTGTTGTCGATGTTGAAGTTGAGAGCTTGCACAAGGAAGTAAGCATCGACGTGCCGGTACTCAAAGTCGTACTCAGCGTGGATACGGTCACCGATCATACCGCGTGGGCCAGCGCCCGAATAGAAGTTAGGCACCTGAAACTGTGGATTGAGTACAGCGAGGCTAAGCGAGCGTTCCGGCCCAAGGTTCGTAGACCCCTGAAAGTCCGTCATCGCGTCAAGCGCCTTCTGATCCTGTACTGATCCAAAATCCTCCACAGTGTCCAAGCGGCTGAACTGCGCTTTGTTGTCAACGTCGGTCTTAGTGGCTCCCATCTTCTTACCGTTCAACTGACTGGTACCGAGGCCAAGTGTCCATGTACCCTTCGGGCCGATGTTATTCCAGTCAAAGTCGATTAGAGCGCCACCAGCTTCAGTCCAACGCGGAGCGTAGTCATACGGTGTAAAGCCAGAGTCCCTGCCGCCGGGGTACATAAAGAACTCAAGCGTGACAGGAGAGATAGCGAACTCAAAGCCGTCGTCCGGCCCCATCTCGCTAAGCGCCTTGATATGGTCGTAGATGGTAGTCGGGTCAGCAGGGTAAATCTTGTAGCTAGTGTGAAAGCCTGTGCCAACACCGCTATGAGGGAAGATAGGCCAGCTATACGCGGGATCGGCGTCGTACATCTTATTGATGAGCCGACGTGCAATCTCGCACGTATCGAGGTTGCGGTACCTAATAGGCCAATCTACCCAACCACCGTTAACGTACAGCTTAGGATCGAAAGGATATATACGGCGCTTAAGGTAATGAAGAAAGTCAGCACCACCAACAAGCAGACTATCCCTATCCTTGTTAAGGTTGATTGAGTTGACAATCCCACCAGTAATGATAGTACCATTACGATATATAGTGTAACTGGTACGATAAGGCCCGATAAGGTTCGGAGTGAGGTCAGGATGCCCAAGCGGGATTTCACAGCTCATCGGCCCTTCGTCGCTATTGACGAGTGAGAACGTTAGATCATTAACGCGGAAAAACCCCGTAGGGTTTACCATGCTCTCTACAAAGGCAACTTGCCAATCTGCCATTAGGCCAGGTAGTACCGAGTGCTTCCGTTCACGAAGTACGGGATCGGAAACTTCAGGGTTATATGGAACGAACTGACGCTAACGAAATCGGTTGTCATAGGAATGCTCTTAGACGTGACAACGTAATCCTGCGTAGCGACAGCAGCCCATCCGGTCAACTGCAAGGCGAGAGTACCGTGGTTGCGATTGACAGGCTTATCGTCTATGTCGTACAGAGGGGTAAGCGCCAACGTGAGAGCGTCGCGCTTACTAGTGTAATCGGCCCCCAGGTTCCCAACCACGTCGCCATTGATAGTGACGTACAGCGCACCTTCAGGATGGTACGCAGGCCACTCGCCCATAACAATGGCTTTCTTGTACTTATGCTCTTCAATCTCGATTTCAGGTTCAAACGAGTCAACGATAGGATAGCTCAGAGTATTGAGTTCCAGTGTCGATCGTCCGAACGGTCTTAGCTCGATAAAGTCGATCATACCCGTTTACTCTTCTGCGCGATGATCCACGCTGCTTGACGAGCCTGCACGACAGTAGGCTCTCCCTTGCTATACAGGTTAACCTGAATCTGCTGTGGGCTAGAAGGCGTATTCTGATAACTGCTCATTCCGGTGTTCTGAGTGGTGGTAGAAGTGCCCGAGTTAGCAGTAGCCGTAAGCTTCTTACGACGCCTACGCTCACGACGCACCCTACGCTCAAGCAGAGTACGCTTACGCATAAGTTCGCGGATATGCGCCTTTTCAGCGTCGGTCTGTCTAGTACCACCCGCGCTTTGTGGATTCGTCGTATAGGCAGCGTACGAAATCAGTTCGCTGTTAGCATCACGCAGGCGAGGAACGTCACGCTTGAGTGCCTTATTGACCTGAGCTAGCGTCATCTGGCTGATAGGCGTCGCAGTGCGTCTTGTGGTGGTTGTACCGCCTGTACGTGTACCAGTAGGACGTTCAGGTAGATCGTTGTTAGCCTTGAAATCGCGGATAGCCTCGGCTACGATCTGACTCAGCAGATCACCGTTAAAGCTATTCTTGAGGATTTTCCGCATTGTATTCTCAAGAGCGCCGCCTTCCGACTCAAGACCGGCAATGATCTTAAGACCCATGTTCTTACCGTGGCTCTGCCATATCTTGAGTTGGTCGTTAAAGTCGCGCTTAGTCTCGCGCTCGATAGCAGCGTTCTTCTGCTTCCACAGACGGATGAAGTTGTTGAACATCTTAGGCGAAGCTTTGCGGAGAACCTCGATCTTATCGGCGGCATCAGGGCCAAGATCGGTAAGCTCCTGAACGAGCTTCTTCGGAGCGCCACGACCGGCGATAGCGCGCAGATCACCTTGCCACTTGTTAAAGGCGTTGATCTGCTGCGACAGGTCTTTATTGATGATACCGATGGTAGGCGTGACACCCCATTCTTCAGCGGTCTGGAAGGATTCACCGGTAAGCAGTGGCCCTTGGAACAGACTACCGAAAGCAGCAGTATTGGCGTCACGAAGCTCGTTATACTTGGCGATCATGTTATCGACGGCCTGATCGACAATCTGCTCGTACTGAGTATGGGCGTTTTTAACCGCATCCATCATACCCTTGTTGTACTGCTTCATGTCTTCGTTGTACTGCTTCAGCTTAGCATCTGTACCGTCAAGCTGAGCGCCATACTTCTTCATAATGTCAGACATGAGGGTATTGGCCTTCAGGTTCTTAATGTAGGCTTGCGTGGCTTCGTTGACCTTCTTCGTTAGCGGGTCAACCTTGCGAGCGTTGGCATTTTTACTTTGGGTGCCATGCTCGTCAGGATCGCCACCGATACCAATGCTGTGGAGAAGGTCACGACCGCTAAAGCCAAGAACCTTCACAAGCCCACCGCCACCAGGAATATTCTTCTTCATCCAGTTACGGAGGTCTTCCAACTGCGAACTGTCCACAACTACTTTGACAGCAAGTAGGATCGTACCGAGTGCTGTAAGTCTACCGAGGATACCGAGTAGAAGTCCTAGACGACCAATAACACCAGCAGTGCCGGTAGTACCGAGCGTGATACTCAGAAGCTTGAGCATTCCGATCAGGCTCAAAAGCGAGCCAGTGATGATACCGATGGGAGCGGCCAGAAGTGCGATGACGCCAGTGATTGCGGTAAAGTAAACAATGCTGTGACGTAGCTCAGGCGAGAGGCTATGCCACCTATCGACCAACCCTTTGATAAACGCCTGAAGCCGGATGATCGCGGGTAGAGCGTCTTTACCGATTTCTAGTGCAAGCACTCTCATCTGATTGATGAAGATAGCCCACTGAGTACCAGGGCTTTTCAGCATAGCCTGGAAACGCTGGTTAAATTCGCCTTGCGAGTCGTTCACGTCAAGCTGCGCTCTATGCAACATCTGATAATGCCTGACAAGCTGCACAAGCGCGCGACGTGCGTTAGCCTGACCAGTAATGCCCTGACCACGGCCACGGCCACTAGCGGTCATAATCTGAATGAAGTTCTGAAGCCCCTGACCCTCTGGATGCAGGCTAGCGATGCGACGGATGATTTCCTCAAAGCCAAGCAGATTACCCGAAACATCGGTGATAGAGACACCAGCCTTAGCCATACCCTTCTGGAAGTCTCTATTGCCGAAGATATCAATAAGGCGAGCAAGCCCTGTGGCGGCTCTTTCCTGAGAAGGAATCAAACGGGTGATAACAGCCATTGCTCCACCCATCTGCTTAAGGTTGTAACCAGCGGCACCCGCAGCAGGAGCCACAGAGTTCATCATGGAGTCGAAGTCGCTAAGCTCCAATCTACCAATACGCACGATAGCCGCCAAGTCGTCAAGCGTTTGGTTAACACCACCAGCAGACGCTCCAAAGTTATTGAGCGTAGTGATAAGAACATTGGTAGCTGTAGGTAGATCGCTACCAAACGCGACAGACACCTTGTTGGTAGTAGCGAGCAGTTTAACACCCTGCTGCTCCGTAAGATCCATAGACGAATAAAGCTGATAGAGGGCATCAGCCATTTCGTTCTGCGACGCAGGAAATATCTTCATCTGACGCTGGATAGCCGGTTCAAGCCTGTTTACAGACGCAAGGATAGCGTCGATGCCTTTACCGGCGTTATTAGCGATCTGCGTCGAAGCCTTGGTAACAAGGGTGCTGAAGTCTGCATAGTCCTTGCTAACGGCGGCGAAGCCTGCTGTGGCTAGCAAGCCTCCGAAGCCTGCCGCTCGGCTTACTTGCGATACTCCCCTGCCGACAGTAGTAAACCGATTCGCTCGCTGCATAGCAGCCATGAGCTTCTGTTCCTCAACCATACGAGCTAGTATGGCTTCCTGCCCTTTCATGGCAGCGGTATGTTCGGCAGTAGCCGCTACCATACCTTGCTCTAGCTTAAGTCCTCTCTGACGGAGGATATCGTCTTCCATCAGCGACTCGTTAATAGCCCGCTGAAGCATCAATCGCCGCGTAGGATCGGCAGTACGGTTTAATCGCTGATACAGACCGATACGCTTAGTAAGCTGTGCGCTGGTCTGCTTGTCGATCTGCGACATGTTAATCGCATGCTGACGCCTACGCTGATCGAACTGGTTTAGAAGGCGAGCGGAGCGAAGTCGCTGCGTATCCATAGCAGCACTCATTTCGGCCATACGGTTAGCAGCTTTCGCTGCACCACCCATAGCCATGATATCGCGTGAGAGGCGTCGAGCCTGACCCGAAGCCTGGTTCGACAACCTAACCGCGATAATGATTTCAGACCCGCGAATCACGTCTAGCTCTCTGCTCTCTCTGCTCTCTCGCTTGCGGTGTCCTTAACTGTTCGCGCTCGTCCTTAAGCCTTTGTACTTCCGCCTCAGCTTCTAGCACGGCTTTTATGCGAGAAACGTATTGTCCCGGTTGTTGAAACAACCCGCCTGAAACCGGTAACACATGAAACTCTCGGCACAGGCGGGTCGTATCAATCCACTTGACAACTTCGGTTATTAAGTCTCTACCGAATGCCTTTATAGCTCGTTTGTGGTATCCGGATCGCTGAGCGGGGTACTCGCTTCCAAGGAGGACAAGGACGGCGCAGGAGTAAAATCCTCGCTTTCCTCAGCTTCCCCGTTAAGCTCGTCAATGAGCATTTCGATTTCATGCCCAATAGACGGATTGAGCTTACGAAGTGTCTCAGGCTTAGTGAAGTCAAGAGGCGTACCATCCTTGTCGGTAAGGTTATGACCGACAATACACTTCTTAAACTCAAAAGCGCGAGAGTGCTGTTGCATGGACTCCATGAACAGCTTACCGTCAGTTTCGCCGTCTTCAGTAGCCTGAGCGTAAAGACGCGAAGCACCGTCACGACGTTCAAGCATGTCGTAGTACGGCAGTTGGAGCAAAAGCACGTAACCGTCAGGGGGAGCACTTTTAAGCTCCCTCCTGACGGGTTCGTGACTAACTGTTGCGTCGGGCATCTTAGCCTCTCCTTTCCCGACTTAGACGTTAACTGATGCTGGTCGGAGACTTGACGGAAATCGCGTAAGCATCGCCACCGACGATATTGAGTCCGTGACCCGTAAAGCCTGCGGCCACGATATCGCCGATACCAGGGAGCGTAACGTCGTATGCGTCGTATGCTACGCGGTTAGCGTCAATCTGAACACCCTCTGTAGCGGCTGCAAGCGTCGAGCCACCATTGAGGGAAGTAAGGCGGAACGCCTTGGTAGTAGCGGCCTTGAAGTTATCGTGTTCCGTCTTGTCAACGAAGTCAAGCTCGGACTCGATTTCAAAGTCGGTCTTACCGAACTTAACGTAGCTAGCAGACCTCTGCGGCCTAATGCGGTTCTGAGCCTCAGCATTGTGGTTGGCTCGGAACGTGTAGCCGTTGAAGTCGTTAACTGGGGTAGCGAACGTCGGAGCCGTACCAGCGGTATCGACGTAGATGGTATGAGCATCTGCACCGAGAAGGCTAGGTGCGACCCAGGCAGGAGTACCGCTACCAGTCTGCTCACCAAGACCGATGATGTTAAGCGTAACCATGAGAACACCGTTGTCGATGGTGAACTCATAACCACCCACAGTGCATCCTGTGTAGCCGAACGTGCCAGTGCCCGGATTACGGATAACACTGAGAGACATGGTACGCTGCACAGCACCGCTAGCTGCCGTGGAGGTTCCCCCGACAGCGGTAGGCGTGTACTTATAGACGTACGGGCCAGCACCCGTCTTAGTGATAGCGTGACGGGAGCAGTACATGAAGTACGGAAGGAAGCGACAGTCAACCTCCATCCGAATGTCACCCTCGATATGGTAGTAAGAGGGCTTAACGTCTGAGTCAGTGGCCTGCTGCCTTAGCTGCTGCGAGTAGTATTTATCCTCGGTATAGGCCAAAGACTCCTCAAGGATGGGAACCCACGTAGTCGGAGCGACATAGGTGCCCATCGTGCTTTCAAGTGCAAGACCCAATGCACCGGAAGCACCAATAGCAAAGGTACTCAACTATCGTCCTCCGTTTCTGCGATAGGCACGTCAACCTGTTCAGGGTCTTCCTGAACAGCGGGTTCTTCGCTAACCTTCGTGCCACTGTGGGCTTCCATCTGAGCCTTAGACAGTTCCGACTTGCCGCTGACCTTAACAAGCTTATCATCGGCAAAGAAGTCACTAACGCTCATCTGCTTCTTGGCGAAGAAGTCCAGTTCGGCCTCTTCGTCTAGATCGACGCTATCCCCGTTAGGAATAGCAATACCGCCAACATCAAAGATGATCCCATCTTCCATGTCAGGGTTGTGGTACGCAACGGTCTTAGCCATTCATCAACCTCCTAGACGTTCCTACCCATCGCATGAGCGTTCCGGCGATGATATCCTGGTTCTGGCTGCCACCGTGGAAACGACCGGGAGCATGCTCTGTGATGAATCCGAACACAACTTGGTTACCGAAAGTGTAGTCGGACTCTAGCAATGCTTCGATCTTATCTACGAGTAGCAGGTCTTCCCTGTTTCTCATGGCATGAGGAATTGTCATGTCGCCGTGGTACACGTAGATATCTACGAGAAAGTCGATAGCGAAGTAGCTAACGCCTGGTAGTGCTTTCGTGCGCGGCCCAGGTACAACCACCACAGCGGGGTATTGCGGCAAACGCTTCTCATCGTAGCTGCCAACGAACTGAAGACCTAACTCACCCTTAACCTCCTGTAGCTTCTCTACGATGATATCTGTTACTTCGACGATCTTAGAAGCGTAAGCCATTATGCCCTCGGAAACAGTCTAGCACCAAACTTGCCACCGACCCGGCTCTGAGCGACACCGGTGCGAGGATGGATAAAGAGGTCAACACCCTCATCGTACCAAGCATCGAAGACTTCTACGACTTCAAGCTCAGCTTCGGCGTCAAGACCGATAAAGGCTCTTTGGGGCGTAGACTTGCCTCGCCCCTCTACATCGGCAAAGGTAGCTTTGCGGCCTGTATCTACAACCTCACCGTGTTCGTTGGCAGCGTGGATAGCCACGGAAGTACGAGTACCACTCCCGTACTGGTGGACTCCCCAATAAGAAGGCATGAACTCGCTAGACCACAAAAGCTGGTCACCAACGATAGTGAACGATTCGTCAGCAGTAGCCCTCTTTTCCATCGTACCACTCAGAGTGAGAATATCCTCTGGAAAGGTACGAAGCCTGGGATCGCGCGCTTTCCTCTGAACGGTAGTATCGGCTAGATCAAGCCAAGGCTCTCCATCAGGAGCGTCGTGATCCCTAAACCGTCTATGGATACTAGCCTTCGCAATCTCTTCAGACGCCTTAAGAGGCGGAGCAGAGTTTTCTAGGTAACCGGCTAGTTTGACGAAACCTAGTGCAAGCTCGTCGTCACCAAGAACATTGATATGTAGAATACCGCCGCGAGCGCCGTAAGCGCCAGCGCCACGACCTTCAAAGGTCATCGGAGATGGAATCGCCACTAAGCAAATTCCTTCCCCATTGTGAAGACAGGCGGTACAGTATCGTTCGGATAAAAGTCATCGCTGCTAAGTGAACTAGTGTCAACAAGCGGTTCGCCGGTATCGTCCGTAATCACGATGAGTCCCGCAGCAATCTGATTTAGCAAGTCCATCGCTTGCAGATACAGGTTGTTGGCAAAGGTCGCATCCGCGTCACTGTCTTCGGCATAAAGCTCGGCATACCACTTAGCAGCGATCACCATACCCGCAACGGTACGGATGATATCAGGTGTACTGTCTGGATCAGCCCACGTATTGAGAGTGGTAGTGGCGAACGTTGTTGACAACTTAGCACGAATAAGACGCCAAGCCTCGACTTGAAGCAGGTCGTCATCAGCGTCACTGATAGCTGCCTTATTCTCAGGCAGATGTGCGTTGATATCGTCTACAGTTGCAAACAGTTCGTTCGCCACTACCAGTTATCTCCCTACTACTTGACTTCCTCGACGGTAGCCTTGGGAGCCATGTCAGGCGACATAGCGAAGTCAGTCACGGCCTGATCGGTACCGGCCATAGCTTCCTCCATCTGCAACCTAAGCTCCCTAAGCCTGAAATCGACGGGAGAGTCAGGAGAACCGAGAGGCGCGGGATACTCCGAAGAACGGATAACACCCTCAGCCTTCAAACGCTCCAACTCATCCTTCCCACCAACGTCAGCGGCAGTAACCGTATCGCCGAGCTTGATGACCTTACCCTCGTCACCGAGGATTTCAGTCCATGCGTAGTTAGCCATTTGCTTCTATCCTCCCTTCTTAGACGAGAGCGTTAACAGCGGTCTTGATGATGTAACCGGCAGCAGCCGAAACGATCTTCACGTCGTAGCGGTAGCTGGTACGGACAACATCGGCCTTGCGCGGTTCCTCGCGCCACTTCTCCGTCGGACGCATGCCACCGGCGTAAGCCTTCGCAAACGTCTTAGCGAACGTCTTAGTGCGCTGACCAGGCTGAGGATCGACAATACCGATCCACACGTCCTGACCCCAAAACGACGTAATTGCTTCCGTCGCGTTGATGTTCTGTGCAGCGTTATACACAGAGTCAACGATAAAGAAGTTCTCGGGAGCCGGAACGTTCAAGAGCTGCTTCCACGCCTCCGGGTTGGTAAGCGCGAAGTTCTTGAAACGATCCACAACACGCGGATGACCCTCAACAACGCCAAGGGCGTCCATCGGGAAGATCACCGTGTTGGGCCAACGACCGGTATCGAGGCGAACCCGCATAACAGCGGTCTTGATATTCGCAACGGGATCGGACGTAGAAGAGGTACCACCGGTGTAGTCGTCCCACCGTGAAGCACCCGACAGCGTGACCGCGTGGTTACCGGCGTAGTTCGCCGTATTGCGGAACGTGTCGGCAACGAGCTTCTCATGCTTAAGGAGAATCGACCGGGTGATAAGCTCGGTAGCGTCACGCTCCGGGCTAATGTCCAGATCGCCTGCATTCTCGTCAGCGGTGAGAGCACCGTCAGAGGCGAGAACTTCCCTTTCCTCGTCAAAGATCGGAGACTGGAGAGCATGCTCGGCAACCTTGTAGGTGTCCTCACTCCACTTCCGACCAACGACCTCGTTAGCAACCGTTCCCGGTGCGCGAGTGTCGGGGAAGATCAGCCAGTTACTTCTATCGAACACCCGGTAACGACCACTAAGGGCGCTAACGGGAGTCTCAGGCGCAAGCCTGTGTCCGTACAACTGCTGGTCTTGATAACCGACGCTGAACCCTGAGAGGATAGGGTCAACGTATAGACCACTAGGATCATACATCTATCTACCCTCCTTAGACGATCTGCGCGTTACGCATGAGTTCAACACCGATTACGTCACCGCTTGCTCCGGCGGCGTAAAGGGCACGACCATGAACACGCTTACCAGTCGTCGCAGCGATACAACGACCGCTAGCGTCGATAGTGAGAAGCGCGCCCTTTGTAACAGCCGCGCCAGCTTCCCAGGGGGTGATACCCTCCATACGGACGCTAGCGCGCTTACCCTTCGTCAACTCACCTGCGGAAACGCCAAACTGCACGACGCCTTCAAGCAGGTCAGTATCAGCCGTAACAGCGGTAACACTTTCCTCAGCGGTACCGGCCTTCACTGCACGATAGATCGTAAGTGCAGACTCGGGAACACGGCCCTTATCGAGAACATAGTTACCGACGGACATGCTCTGCTAACCCTCCTTTCCGCTTCTATCACGATACAGCTTCGCAAGCTCGGGATTCTGATTAGAAGCCTGAGCAAGCGCATCGCCCCAACTCAGCTTATCGGGGCCACCAGCCTCGTTCTGAAGCTTGGTAGCAATCTCGCTAAGCTTGATTGCGGCCTCCTGCGGGTTAGCAGCCTGAGTCTCGTCCGTATCCTCCGTACGAGAACCACGCTCGCCATACTCCACGATGCCGTCACCGGCAACGATCTTCTCAAGGATGGGCTTAAGATCGTCAGGGGTAGCCACACCCTCCGAGAACTTCTTATGAAGCTCAGTGAGCTGATCGCACACAAGCGCCGAAAAGCCCTTACGAACTTCAACCTCGTCGCCACCGTCGTCACCGTCATCGCCGTCAGTCTCGCCCTTGACCTTGATAACGAACTCGGAGAACGACTTACCGAACAACTCGGCATCCCGCTCAGCATCCTTCTTACGAAGCCTCTCAAGCTCAGTGGCCTGTTCGGTCATAATGCGGTGCTGCTCGGGGAAACGCTCGCTAAATAGCTTAGCTGCTTCCTCGTCGGCCTGAGTGGAGGTAAGCGCCGCAGCCGCCGTAGTAATGGCAGCCTCGACCTGCTCTTCCGTAGCATCTTCAGGCAAACCGAGTGCAGTAAGCATAGCAGCGGTAATCTCCACGCTAGCCTCCTGTTCTTCGTCTGCTTCCTTCTGCACCGGAAGGGGGTTAGGATGGAAACGATCATCCCCTCCTTGTGGGTCTTCCGGCTTAGGCTGCTGGTCAGGGTCTTGGTCAGGATCGTGGTGTTCCTGCCAAGCAACCTCACCAGTCTGTTCGTCCCTGTTAAGCACCCCCTTATCCACAAGCACTTCTGACAGGTTAATGGGCATCATGCCCTTGATCCACGGTTTATTGGTAAGAGCGCCGCCAGTAGCAACGTCGGCGTGAATCTCACCATTCATGTGGTTCTCGTAGACTTCGTAGTATTCGGGACTAAAGTAGTTCCACTCACCATCCTCGATTTCCTTGGTAGCGGTAGGAGTGAACTCAACGAGCCACCACATACCATCTTCCCTAACGTCCATATCGAGAATGTTACCCGAAGACTTCGTACCCTTCGAGATATCCATACCATGCTCAAAGTCAGTAGTAAGGATATCTTTACCGTGAACCCGCTCACTGAAGTTCATCTTCATGGTTTCCGCGTTATGCTTACTAAAGTAGGTCATGCCCCAAATGGGGTGATCCCACTGTCCGTACGGAAACGCCTGAATCCACTTGACTAGCTTATCGCCCTTAACCTCAGCTTCCGAAAAGCGGAGAGGACGAAGCATAGTAAGCAGACCTTCAGCAACTTCAGAGAATTCTTTGCTGTTAGCGTACAAAGCACGCATCTGCTGCGTAGCTTCCTTGCGCGTCTTATGGCAGGCGACTTTGCCGCCACCCTTCTTAAACACGCAATACTCGCTACCTTCCTTTTTAACGATCCAGGGCATTAAGTCGCTCCTGACGTATCGGACTTGCCCACGTTGCCACTAGTCTCTCCGCTGCCAGGGATATTACCTGTACCCTGGGTGATCGACAGTTCTTCGGCGCTAACGGGGCTAAGGCGAGCAGGCATGTCAGCCACACCGCGCACGTATTGCTCGGTTTCGTGGCTGTACGTGATAATGCCAGCATCCACGAGATTGCGGATACCAGCACTCCACATCTGGAAGTCTTTAGTCTCGCCGATGTTCTTAACGGACAACTTCGGGAACTTATCGGTCTGGAAGTTATACGCGATAAGGCGAGGAATGAGATAAAGGTTGAGAGCCTGACACCAACTGTTCGCAATGTACGACATGGCCTTAAGGAAGATATCCGCCGCTGTGGCGCTTGTGGCTCTACCGCCTCCACCGCCGCCGAGTCCCATGTTGAGGAACTGAACGAGGATATTCTTCATAATCATGTCGTCGTGGTGTGAGACTGATTCCAGGGCGTTAACCAGGTTTCCTTCGGGCTTAGCGAATCCGACCTTAAGAGAAGGTGGACGCACAATGTAGCTGTACTCGTTGGTGCGGAGGTTACGCGCCATTTCATGTGCGAGCTTCTTATCGGTCGTACTGGCTCCTGCCTGGATTTCAACGTCGGGGATACCGATACCGTGACGTTCTTTCTGAATAGCGTCAATCTTATAGAGAGTGGTCTTATAGAACCAGTTTTGGTAAGCAGAGCGAAGAATGCTCTCGCCCTCCAAACCAGTATCCTCACCGTCGAACGTAAAGATGACAAGCTTCTCAATTGGGATCTTAACCTCTTTGACGTTACCAGTCTTGTTAATCGCATTCTGTGTGATACCAACTGGCCCACCATTGTCGTCATAGTCAAACGACTTGATGGTACTCGCTGGACGGAAACCGAGCTTACGAAGCATCGTGAACTTCTTGCGGTTAGCTGTGGGCTGTGTCTGCTTAGGTGCCCATTCCCGCAATTCGTACACAGGCTCGAAAACACTGGCTCCGTATTCCAACGCTGTCAAAGCATTAGCGAGGTTAACGAGCCACGGAACTGTCGGAGCTTCAAACAGGTTAAACGCTGCGAACTCCGAAGCGATCATTGCTTCCGGCGATTCATCGAACGGTTGGATAAAGAACTCGGCACCGAGGACAGGTGCCTTACCCGCTCTAAGAGATGAACGCACTGAAGCGTCGCTACGCTTCATCTTCTTGTAAGTCTGAGTACGCTGAGTAGCGGTCGCTAGCTCAGGTACGATCTCTCTAATCGCTGAGGCGGTCTGCGATCCTATCTCGCTATACGAATTAGGCGCAGGAGGAACAGCAGGCTTGCTTTCGTAGGAAGTACCCGTAACCTGCTTACGGGGTTCTTTTGAAAGTGTAGGTGTAAGCGCCACTAAAAGCCTATCCTGTTCCCGAGAGAGATACCGGTGTTATACGTGAAGAAGCCTGCGGCCTCTGTCTTCGCATACTCGCCAGAATATACGGACTCTAGTGTCATACCTTGGCCCATCACGACAAAGTGGTTAAAGAAGTAACGCAGTGCATCAGGGCCGTGGTCGTCATAGTCGTGTTGACCCGGACGCTCGTTACGACCCTCGATCATTTCCTTAGCGCGAAGAGTGGTCATCTGCCGGATAAGGTGGATACAGCTCGGATCAATGAACAGTTTAGGCAATCCGCCGTCTTGTGGCTTAAGCCAACGCTTGATCGCTTCGACGCCTGCGCTCCATCCTCCCTCTACGTCCTGAGCGTAAAGATGACCGAGAACGAGCTTAAGCGTTTCGATCTGATCCTTACCGCGAGGATCGGCAAACATGGCGTTAATGTGGTAGCCGTCAGGATTCTCTCTATTCTTGATAATCCAGCCATGCTCCCATGTACTCTTACCGCTGACTTGGTACTCACGCCACACGTACACGTTATCGGCAGGATCGACCATGATATCGAGTACGACTGTGGGGTCGTTGTATCCGAAGTCCCATGCCTGGTAGTTGCGCCAAGCTGGATTAAACTCGATAGGCCGGACATGCACCATTTCGTTGAATTCGGGGTAAATCTGTCCAGCAAACGTAGTGAACTCAGCAGCGTACTCTTGCAGCCAATACTGCTCAGAGACTTGCGAGTGAATACGGACGATTTCAGGGTCTTCCAGTCCGTCAGGGAAGACAGCCTTGTTAGACCAAGTAGGAAAGCGCCACGACTGATACATCGGAAAGTCGGGATGCTGCCCCATGTCGTAAAGACCCTTGTACCAGTTGAACCCCTGTGGAGTACTTGGGAAGTCAGCACTGCCGCGCTTGTCTGCCAGCGCAGGCTCAATGTACATCTGCCAAGTACTCATCTTGTGCTTAGCAGCCTCAGACATGATTACGTGGGCCAGACCCTCACCAACCAGTGACTCCTGCTTCTCAGCAGATACGACCTCAAGCAGTGCGTTCCACGGAGTCCGAATGTACATGTTGCCTTGGACTTTGTTGTATGCCTTCTTGCACTTGTCAAGCAGCTTGAGCTTTTTAAAGTCGTCCCACACGACACGGAACTCTTTTTCTCCTAGTTTGTAGGTTGGCCCAACAATCCAGTTAACGGTATCAGGCACAAACATCTTCTGAGTCATCTTATGACCAGCAGACTGGCTTTTACCCCAACGGCGTCCACAGCAGGGGATACAGAACCTAGCGGTAGTAGTGTGGATTTCCCACTGACCTTCGCTATGGGGTTCGTACCCGATACGCTCGAAAAGAACGTCCTGCTGGATTCCTGCGTCAAGAATGCTCATGGGTTGACCGAGAACTCAAACGGGCCGACGATCGGCGTGTCGAGGTTAGAGGTAAAACGCAAGCGAATCTCGTATCGACCTGTAGCCCAGTTACCAGGCATACTAGTATCAACAAGGCAACCAGCTCTCATAGGCTTGTCAAGATAGGTCTGGATCGCAGACCAGTTCTGCATGAGAGTACCGGTGCGCTTCGCGTTCACTTTGAATTCAGCGCCAGCCAAACTAAGATCAGAGAGATTATTAAGAGCATCGTCCAGGTCAATTAGCAGTGTCTCCTTACTGCCGACGAGAACGTCGATGACCATTCCGGTGTTAACTGTCATACGTGCATCAACTCCTCGTAAGGCATTGTGATGACACCTTCGTACCTGCCAAAGACACTAGCATACCAGCGGCGCGTCATACTAACCGTAGTCCACCGTTTGAACATAACGCCTGTGACCGAGAACAGGATGACCACTCGGATATCGACGTACACGGTAGCTGCGTCCTGTTGAAGCGAAGTTTGGTACTCGTCACCACTAGGAATGATACCGAAGTTAACTGTACTTGCATCAGTCCAAACGGCGTTCTCGTTGCTAGTCGGCGTTAGAACAATACCAACTGTTCCAGTGTCTCCGACGGCTGTTTGGATTTCTGTACCTGAAGGTACGATATCGACGTAGGCTGTGTCGCTGTCAACACTCGTTCTAGCCTCTGTAGCACTTGGGGCGATGAGAACGCTAACAGTGTCGCTGTCGGTATACGCTGCGATATCCGTTGTTGTCGGAGTGATTCGTAGAACAACGGTAGCTGCATCAACTGCCTCCTGAACTTCTATGGTGGTGATCGGAGTGATAAGGACACGTACCGTGTCGGAGTCGGTGTACCCGACAGCCGGAATATACACGTCACTTCCGCTTGGCTGGATATCGACGTAGATGCTGTCGCTATCGTCACTTGTCCGTTGCTCAGTACCGCTAGGTGAGAGCGAGACTGTGACCGTAGCACTATCAACGAAGATAGCAACATCGGTTGCGCTAGGCGTAATAAGTACGTAGACTGTATTACTATCGACCCATTGCGCCGTGTCAGTTGCTGACGGAGTAAGAAGGATATAGACCTCTGCGTTGTCACCTGGCTGAGCCTGACTCTCCTGCGCCGATGCATCAATATCGACGTAAACAGTTGCAGAGTCAACAAACACCGCAACATCGCTGCTAGACGGTGTAATCAGTACGTACACGGTATTGCTGTCAACGTACTGAGCCGTGTCTGTACTAGATACAGTGATAAGCACAGGGACGGTCGCGCTCTCAGTGAAAGCTGCGATATCGCTGGTAGACGGGGAAATCCCAACGATAACCGTCCCTGTGTCTGTGTACTGAGCAATGTCTGACGTAGCCACACTGATATCGACATACACCGTGTTTGCGTCAGTATGCTCAATGAACTCTGTACCGCTAGGGATGATATCAACGTAGACTGTCGCGCTCTCAACGGCGACGATGATATCGCTGCCGGAAGGCGTAATCAGCACGTACACCGTATTGGCTTCAACAGCTTGGATTGTGTCGGAGCCGGAAGGCGTGATATCGACGTAGGGTGTGTTGGCGTCAGTAAACTGTGCGGTGTCGCTGCCAGAAGGTGTAAGGGTAACCAGTACGGTAGCGGCGTCAACGAACTGAGCAATGTCGGAGCCGCTTGGTGTAATCAAAACCGCCACAGTGTTGCTATCTGTGATTTCGCGGTGTTCGTCGGTAGTGATCGGTTGAATGTCTACATACACCGTAGCACTCTCTACCGCCTGTATCGTGTCAGTAGCAGAGGGGGTCACCACGACCGTCACAGTGCCGCTATCCGTGAATATCGCAACATCAGTGGATGACGTGGTGATATCCACATAGACGCTATTCGTATCGGATGACTCCCTCTGCTCTGTTCCAGACGGCGTAATCAACACAGGCACCGTAGCACTGTCAACGAACTGTGCTGTGTCAGTCGCCGAAGCAAGGATTAGCACTGTAATGGTTGCAGCGTCGAAACTCTCTCTAATGTCACTACCACTAACGTCGAGGTCAACGTACACAGTCGCGCTGTCTACAAACTGCGCGATATCTGTGCCGCTGGCCTGCAAGTCCACCAAAACGGTGTCAGCGTCCGAAGACTCTCTATTCTCGGTACCGGAAGCCTGAAGATCGACATACACAGTATTACTGTCTACGAAGTCAGCAACGTCAGTACCACTAGGTGTGATATCGACGATTACTGTGGCGCTCTCGACCGCCTGGATGGTATCTGAGCCGCTTGGCTGGATATCGACGTAAACGGTACTACTGTCTACAAACTGTGCAATGTCGCTACCGCTCGGAGTGATATCAACAGTCACAGTGTCGCTATCGACGAACTGTGCGATATCACTGCTACTGACCTGAATATCAATATATACAGTAGCACTGTCAGTGCTCTCACGCTGCTCAGTACCACTACCTTGCAAATCGACCAGCACTGTGGCTGAGTCGGTATAAGCGATACCACCAGCGGTGTAGGTGTCAGAGCCAGATGGAGTGATGAGAACATAGGGCGTATTACTGTCAACGAATTCCGCAGATTCGGTAAGCTCATCTATACGGAAGTTGTCGATTAGAGCAGAAAAGCCCTTATTCTCGATACCTGCATATCCTCCTGCATAGGTGCTATCTACAACGGTGCCTAGCAACGTAGGTGTGCCACTACGTACTCTCCATATTTGGAAAGTATTATCGTGGGCTACGACCCTAACAGTATCGCCAGAGGTATAGTCACCAGCACCACCACTGATAAGTGTATTAATGACGCTGTTGGTAACAGACCCGAATAGCCAACTACCGCCAGGACTGACTCTTAATCCGTAACCGTCCCATGAACCTGTGGGTGGGCCGCTACCACCTGTAGCTCTAGCTCTGACGTTAAGCCATGATTCATCAGTACCTGTTGGAACAGCGAAAAGAAGAAACTCAGAACTGTAGTCGTAGAGAAAACCAGGCGTATCCCAATAACCGCCTTCGTAACCAGAGATAGCACCAGCAATCTGTCCTGACGTGATAGAAAGCTGTGGATCACCAAAAGCTGCGGGCCACGTAGTACCAATCGGGTTACGGTTGAAATCGTCCGTGTATACGACCGTAGGTGTGACAACCGTAATGTCGATGGTAACCGTCGCAGCGTCGGTACTCTCTGCACCAGCAGGTGTCGGCGCGATTTCAAAGTACGGAAGGAGTCGGTAGTCATCGCTGATAAACCGCAAACGCGGCTGTTCACGAGACAGACCAGTAAAACCACCACGAGGAAAGTCGCGGCGTTCTTCCGTTAGGACTAACCCTACTGGCATTAGTTAAGCGATTCCAACCTGTACATATGGCACTGAATGGAATACGCCGTAGCGAGCGACCACTGTGCTGTAAACTGGAAGTACTGGTCAACAGTCATATCCCAGGTAACAGCGGCAGGAGTGGCTGAGCCTGCTGACCCTGCAAATGCAAGAGCGACGTTCGCAGCGGTAAACGCTGAATGCCACGCAAGCCCCGCACGACCCATACCGAACACTGTACCAGCAGAACCGAAAGTACGGCTGTTAATACCCGAATCCCACTCCCACATCGTAGCGGTCTGAGCGGTAGCATCAGCAGCCATTGCACCAGTAGCCATGATCGCGGTACCAGTGATAACATCGGTCGTAGCGATCCTGTGGCGGAAGACCATCGTAGCACCGGTAGTGAGTGTAGTGCCACGGCCTCTGGCCTTAGCGGTAATGAACCTTGAGTTACCGTAAGGCTGCATGTAGTTCGCAGGGATTAGAATGGCAGGCTGCAAACGTGTTTCTGACGACGAAGACGCGATAGCCGAACCATCGGTGATAGTCGCTGAAAGCAGCTCTTCAAAACCGAGTCCTGCCTTCATCATCTGAATCTTGCCTTCACGCGCAAGACGAGCCTTCTCCAAGTTATTGACGATCTTGTCGGGAAGGATCTTAAGCAGCTCTGCGTAGCGAACCGTCTCGATCATAGGATCAGGACTGTTAGCCGTCGTATCGTCACCGTCACGCACAAAGTTGGCAAGCACTCTAGGAGTGCCAATCGGATCAACTTCGTCCCTAGCAAGCTTAGGCGTGAACCACCGCTTGTCTTTCCAATCAACGGCAAGCATGTCGTTGATCCTAATAGTGCTTTTACGTGTACGTGCTGTAATCACTACACTTCCTCCTTAATACGGGCCAATCCGTCTACGTGTCTCAAAGCGCGCGTCTGCCGGTACTAGCCCGCTAGAGTAGTTCGGAGTACTCCACGATATACCAGCTTGGTAGTGAGCGAGGATACGTGCATCAGATAGCAACCCGTCGTATACTGCTACCTCGTCTATCCATCCTGCAAAGTTGTCTCCACCTGGCGAAGCCCTCGCAATCCTCAAGTTCGCAGAGAATGACACTATCGCTGTTGTATCTGCAAGAGCTGGCATTGCTTCCAAACCATTTAGAAAGAGGCGAAGCTGAGTCCCGTCGTACTTGCCTACCAAGTGGTACGTCGTGTTGTAGCGTGGGGCAGGCACAAGGTGCTGAAGCTGGAAAGCACCGCTCCTAAGCCTGCCAAAACCTATCCCGTCTGTAATCTGCGCGTAGAGCAACCATCCGTCTGTGGCTGATTCGTGCGATAGCAACCTAACGAAGTCGGTATCGCTGTACACCATACGAAACCACAATTCTGCGGTAAACGATGCTGTGCCTGTGTAGTTGAAATCGTCTGCTGCACCCGCACCCGCTGCTAACGTATAGAAGTTGGTTGAACCCGCTACCTGTGGATCAATGAATTGAACCGATGGATCGGTGTCTTCCACGATCAACGGCATTGCGTTGGTGACAGGACTACCGCTTACAGTGAGCGTGTACCCGTTACCTGACGAATCAACAGTAGGCGATGCCCCTAGACGCCAGTAACCTCTAGGGGCATCCGCCAGTACTTCAGAGCTATACGACACTAATGCCGATCCAGCTCAGTATGACTAGTAGTATCAGACCTGTCTCCACTACCAGCGTACATAGCAATACGATGATAGTTCTCGATGTATGCGCTCTACGCATAGCATACTAGGCGTAGCCAGGACTCACATAACTAAGGCCGGGATTGTTTGCTGCACCGACGTAAGGCGGAACATCGGCCAGAGAGTTGTAAAGCCAGATACCACCATCGCCCCGAACACCACAGTCACCTGCTGCCTGACCGCTATACACGCCAGTCGGGATAACATCGCTCGGCGTAGAGAACTTGACGAACTGGTACGTCTTACCGTTGTAAGGATGCACCTTGTTGATAAGGTAGTTACCCTGCTTGATGTTGCTTCCGTCCCAACCCTTCCAGCTTGCAGACGGGAACACCTTGTACTGCGGAGCAACAGCAGCAGGCATCCAAACGTCGTACATGTCCACTTGACCGATAAGCTGCGCTGTCGGCCTTGGCGGGAACGCCTTGAAGAAGTACGTGGCCGGAGCACCGTGAGCGCCTGGAAGGAACAGAACGCGCTTAATGATTACGTGGCTGACTCTGCTGTCTTCCGGGCCTTGATTACGAGGTTCGTTGCTAAGGAAGATACCCTGATAGTCGGTCTTGATCGTACACTTATCGAACCGAAGCTCGTCGTGGATAGCTTCCTGCGTTTGGTAACCGTCAGAGTGGTGAGTCGTTCCAGCGGTCGTAACCTCGATGTAGCAGTTCTGAAGCTGAAGGATTTTAGTGCGCCAGCGAGCAGTGAAGGCGTCAGCAGCGCCATTAAGCTGAACCTTCCAACCTTCGATATGGACGGTAGCGCCAACGTTCTCTCTCGGAATGATGTGACCCTCGTTCTGCTCACTTGAGACAATCTCACCAGCGATAGCAACGAGGCCACCGTTGTAACCCTTCCATTCGCCGCTTCCTCCAGTAAGGCGCTCACCGCACTTAACGATGACAGAGCCACCATTACCAGTAGGCAGTGCACGTGACGAGTTAACCAGCGTTCGTGTGGCAGGCGCGCTTAGCGTTGGCGGTGCCCACGAAAGCTTGTCACCGGACGAAGGCGGCGGAGGTGTTCCACCACCGGGATCGGTCGGATTGGTCTTATCCTTACCATTGACTCTAACGCGCATGCGACTCCCTACGTCAGCAGCCTTAAGCTGATAGGTCTTCTGTGTCTCGCCAGTGATATCCACGCAAGCGCCCCCACCAGCGTTACAACGCATCCACTGGTACTCGTACTCGATGTAATCCTCCGTACCAGTCCATGCACCAGGGCTAGCGGTAAGAACGTCGCCTTCCTTAGTGATACCACCGATTGTCGGTCTACTAGTGTTAGTTGCCATTACGCAACCACCCCCGTTGCAGCAGAGATACCGACACTCTCGGGATAACGTCCGATATCGGTATCGAACTTAGAGTACTTCACGCACACGACTTCGTAAGGTTCAGCACCCTTACTGAAGGTAATGCTCTTCTTCACTACACCGTTCTTATCCACCGCCGGCGCGTTACTGACCCTAACACCCTCTGCGTAGAAGATATAGTAATCGGCGTCTGCGGGTGGAGTCCAGCTAATCTCGATGTTCGTGCCAAGGTCTTTTGCTGTCAGTTGCACTTTACACCACCTTATACCAGTGTGGGCCTCTCCTGACGTTCTGCGACCCATCTTGGAACCAAACGTACAGAGCGTACATACCAGGCGTAAACCCGGCATGGTCGATTAGTGCTGCAATGACCATACCGCTAGCTGTGGCGGCTTCCGCGTTAGCGTAAGTACCATCGCCCAAGATGTAGTTAGCCGGTTCAGCGTCGTCGGTCAGATCGAACTTAGGGCCGTTGCCTGACAGATCGGTAAGCTGACCACGGTAGTCCGTTATCTCTACGAGCAGTTCTTCGTTGCTTCCGACCGGAACAGCAATCATTGGTGAGTCACCAACCTACTACTGAACCTACTGGTCAGAAGCGTGTTAATTCGCAAAAAGGCTTCTGAGCTTGCTTTGTTCTTTCTCAACAGTCCTTCTCCAATGAAGTTAGCCCTGTAGACCGTATTGACGTTCTCATCGGGCGGGGGAGGACTTTCAGGATCGCTAGGTGCCGAAGCGTCAGCAGCGACGATAATGGCAGTAGCGTCTGATATGGCAAAGTCTCCCTCGTAGCCATACGGTACGAGGGAGACTCTGACCGTTGCTGCATCTACGCCAGAACCGGTTTTACTGTCTACGCCTGACGGCGTGATTTTGATTCTGACTACAGCATTATCTTCATATACAGCCACTAACCAGCCTTGATCGTGGCCGTGACCTTCTCCGTGTCACCCACAGCGAACGTGCGCGTAGCAGCCGTATCTGCTGCGACGTACAACTGACCGGCGTTAAGCGTAGTACCGTCAGTGATGACCCAAGAGTTAGCACCGTTGGGCGACGGGCCGGAACCAGTGAAGGCACCGAACGTGACCTGATCCGCCGTAGAGGACTGACCACCGGTAGAGAACGTAGAGTCGAAAGTGCTCGTACCCCAGTCAATACCGGCCTGGTTGATCGACTTGGCGATATCCTGCCTAGCGTAACCAGCAGCCGTAGTCGAGCCAATCTCGTTAACGTTGGAACCGGACACGGTTGCCGACCAAACGGAACCGCGAGCCATGTTGGAACCCGTACCAACAACCGTGGTGCTTAGTGCGACTTTCCACGTTGCAGGCGGGGTAATCGAACCTGACGCACCAAGCACGTAGTCCGTGACAAGCTGCGACATGCGCTGGAACACGATAACTGCGTTGCACTCCCTGAGCGGGTCTTCGTTATCAAACAGCCCCACAGGGGTATCATCGGCGAAATGCAGGTGGCCGAATTCAACTCCGAAGTCGTCAATCACGCCGCCCACTCCTTTTCATCCAGTTCTCCGTCAGCTTCCATCTGATACTTAGACTCATGCGGAGCAGGGTTATCGACTGTTGCACTGGAAAGGCTACGAGTCATCTCAACCATCAAGCGACTGTCAACCCGACCATTCTTGCTGAGCGCCTTAACTGCTTCGGAAAGCTCCTTGTCACTAACCATGAAGTCTTCTCCGAACGAGCCAGGATGCTCCTTGTACTTGAGAACTCGCTTAACACGAACAGCAGGCGGAGAAGCAGGATCAGCCTGCAAAGACTTCTCGCCAGCCGTAGCGCGCCTGTGAGCCTCTCGGATGCCGCTAAGGGCTTCCTCGTCCGAGTCGGCGCACATAACGCTACTGTCGCCGTTCTCGTAGATCAGCTCGTAATACATCAAGCCTCCTTTTTGACACCTACGACGAACTCTGTATCAGTACACGAGATAGCGACGTTGAACGGGCCTTCGCCGAATTTGCCCCTTAACATCGTTTCGTATGTTAGATACATGAGTTCCTTTACTTGCCGCTTATGGTTTTTAGCAACCGTGGCAAGTTCTTCGCGGAACATACGCTCTGCCTGATCGACAAAGACCCGTTCCAGTTCTACGACTGTTACTGCGTTTTCTTCACGTACCTTCGGCATCGTCCGTAGGCGCGCGTGAAGCAGCGAGAAGGGCACTATTAACCTCTTCGTGCTTCACGGTGTCAGTCAGTGGGATAATACCGAAGGCGGCGAGTTTCTCGGTAGCCTCCGGCAAGGCGAATAAACCACTCTCCTGCAACTGACGGTGCTGAGCTTCGCTATGCGTTCTAGCATGCCTCAGCCGCCAATCAGTACGCATACGCAGTGCTTCAACCTGTTGATAGGGTTCAGGGTGTAGAACCCGGTCAAGATCAGACTGAAACACTTTACCACAGATACCGCATCCAGCGTAGTTACATGTCGGATCGAACTGAAGGTTCGTAAGGTCGTCCCGACCCGGCATGTTCGTTACCAGCACTAGGTGCGGTCTAGTCACTAACAGCGCCCTCGGTCTTAATCAGGTCACGAAGGAGCCTATCCATGTCATCGCTTTCCTTCGTGGTCTTGAGGACGTTGTTGTCGTGGACGTACTTCGCAACGTTAAAGCGGATCGCATCGGTATCAGCATGCTCCATGAGATACGCGAGCGTTTCGACCGCTGCGGCTTCTAGCTGCTGAAACCGCTTCTTAGCGTTGTCGAGGATCGTCTGCGTTTGTGCGTCGGTCAAAGAGAACTCAGCACGCCTAGCGGAGTAATACTCCTTAGCCGCCTCTTCAAGCGTAAGAGTCTTCTCGCCGTCGCCGGTGTCTTCCGGTGCGTTGTTCATAGTGGGGAGAGTACACGGCCTGTACCGGCTTGTCGGTTAAAGTGGATATGGTACCTAAGATGGATAAGAAACTCCAAAATCCCCCTGGATAGATAGTTGGGGCTAAAACCACATGTACGCTCTTGACGGGCATATAGTTCCTCTTGTTGGTTGAGTGTTAGTTAGTAGATAGGAGGTAGGTTGATGGATGGGAAGGGACATAGGATCGACACGGACGCCAGGGGCATCCCCGCTGTAACGGCGACGCGCACCCTAGTCACCCAATCGTGGACTAGCAGCCGAACTAAGGCTAGGCGCGAGCGAGCCGCAAAGCAGGCGATCATGGATAAGGTCGGCCTAACGTCCGATATCGTCTACATGGCTAAGCCGATGGTGCCGAAGGCTAACCCGCGACCACGAATGAAGACTAACGCGGTCAAGGTCTACATCGACCCTAACATCGTCAAGCGGGATATCGCCCAATCCGGCTCCGACACCTTCCGACACGATTACACGCAGGGCTAACGTCACCCACCCACAGGAGGCATAGCGACCATGAGCGCGACAACCATCGTACACGCGATCCTCGGGCTACTCGCGGTAGCATCGGCAATCTACCTGTACACGTAGGCGCTGGTTGGCCTACTAAGCGGATCGACCCACTGCGGCTGGCACGTAGGTACATAGCCCCGGCAACGCAGGCATACAGCGCGATCCGCTTAGTTGACCAACCAGGCAACTGGAAATGTAAGGCGACCCTTACAGGAGGTGCAAGGCATACCTCAAAGCTAGGAACTTAGAGTAACTAGGGAATATATCTGTAATCCCAATCCCTTAGAACTACATATCTACTCCCTAGCTCTACTAGTACTAGCTAAGTGTTAACATGCTTAACGAAGTTAGCCAATGTAACGTGATTGCGAGCAATACCACTCCAAACGGTAGGAGGGCTGCTAATGCCTAGTTGGGAAATCCACCACGAGACATACCACCCTAACGAGGGTATCCCCATCATCGACGCAGAGACAGCCCACGCAGCAGCGTGTCAGTACGCCGCGCGTTACGCTCCCTGCAAGATTCGCCGAGTGGAACCCGATAAGCCAGGTGACACGTTCGTTATCACGTCAACCGATGGTCACGGAACTGGCCTGGTAGTGGAAGTCTACGAGTACGAGGGGGAACAGTGCTAAACACGCAACCACGCGAGGTCTACGCAACCACCGAACAGCTACAGCGCCTAGCCGCGCTAAGCCTGGACGCGCTGGTAGGTATTCAGTTCGCTACTAGCGTAGCCGACAACGATAACGTAACCGGATGCTATGTCCCTATTGACAATCCTAACGGGGCTATGGTATTCTTCGAGATAGAACCAGACGGCAGCTACAGGAAGGAAACGTAACATGGTCACGGAGCCTAACGTACACTTCGCACTTGACGAGACAACCTACAACCGAATCGTCAAGCACCTTGCATCCATCGGCGCGGAAGTCAAGACGCAGCGCCATAACGGAGAAGTGCTGTACACCACGGTTACCGCAACACTCTTCCTTAGCCCTAGCAAGGATCGACCCTTTGAGTCAGTCGCAATCCACGATAAGACATACAGCAAGGGTGTGTTCCGCATCGAGCGCGACACCAAGAACGACGATCCCTACCAGATTTAGGAGGCAGACATGGAGATGATGCCAAGCTACGTTTACAACGACAGCCCTGACAATCCGCACAAGGTGCAAGCGCCTAAGCCGGTTCCCGAGGGTATGGAGAAGTGCGACGGCTGTAACGGCAGCGGTACCTACTACGGACGCGGAGCCGTGGTAAACGGTAAGTGGGTAGGGTTCTCCGGTAAGTGCTACCGATGCCAGGGTAAGGGGCATCAGACTCCCGCCGATCGTAAGCGCAACGCCTACTACGACAACCACGTCAGGAGGTACACGCTATGAGCCTAACGCTTGAAGAGGCTAAGCAGCTAGAGTACGGTGACTACCTGATCGCCGACAACGGTAAGCGTTGGAAGGTGAACGGTAAAGTCCAGCGTTGGAAGCGTAGCCCTGATCGTATCCGTGTCCCTCTTAAGCACGGACTCTACGCTTACGACGCTATCACCGAAACAGACTTCCCCCTCGGTACCTGTCATCTTCTCACTAAGGAGGCATAACCCATGAACCCCGATAGCCCACGCGGAACACGCCGTATCGGTAAGCAGACAGTGCGACGCCGCTACCGCGTCACCTTCCTGTCAGGTCTGGAAGGGTTGAAGGCTGAGTTTACCGTCCTCGCGGTTAGCGAGGGTAACGCAGCTATCGCATGCGCGGGTATGCTCGCTAAGCCTGACCAGTGGAACTGCGTTAGCATCGAGAACGCACGATGATCCACGTAGACGTGAGACAACCGAACGAAGAACAGATCACAGTGCAAACCAGTGTTGACGGTAGCGACTGGTTCACACACTACACACTGGAGGTAGCAGCGTTTAACAACCTACAGCATGCGAAGGACGAAGCCATGTATACAGCGCGAGTGTTCGTTAACGGATGCCGATTCGCTGGTGCTTCGGTTAGGTCAACCGCATTCGGCTACAACAACTAAGGAGGGAACGTGGTCACGCATAGCTACGAAGTCTGCGAGACAGGGTGGGAACACGGTACTCCGCATACCAAGTTTGAACCCTTCATCATGGAGGTTCCCGCTCCTGACCACACTACGGTTAGTGAAGCGCGTAGCGCGAGGCGAGCGTACTTCTCCGCTATGTCGCTGCTCCGTAACTTGGAACCTGAAGAGTGGCAACTGTTCGACTGGACTGAAAGCTTTGGTAGGGGTGCTGAACGTGACATGAGCGGTAAGGTCAAGGTACCCGCTATCTAACCACAGTGCAGCTAGCGAATCCTGTTACTACACACCGCGCAATGCAGAGCGCCAGGGCTAAGAGTGTGTAGCTAGCTGCCGAATGTAAGTAGTGTGAGCGTATCGGACGAAGGTAGGCAGATACTAGATTAGCCGACACCGGGTGGCTGATACGCTCACAGTGCTAACGACTGAAAGGAGGTGAACACAATGACAGCACTCACACCCGATAAGATCGCCGAGCTGCTTAGCAAGGGTCGCGCTCGCGGAGCGTATGATCCCGTCATGGAGTCTTTCCTCACTTCCGGTGAGGCAGGCATTCAGGTCGAGGCTACCGGCGCGTTGGCTGGTAAGACTGGTAAGCAGATCAAGTCCGGTCTTGAGGCCGCTAAGAAGCGCACCAACGATAACGGCGTCCTCGTCCATGAGGGAGCGCAGAACGTCCGTGTCATCGAAGCCGACGATAACGTGTACCTCATCAACACGGCAGCGGTTACCGACGACAGCGAGTAGCAAGACTAGATACACTTGACAAACCCCGGCAAGTGTGCTAGACTTCTCAAGTGTGGGGGATACGCACTAAGCCCTAGTGAGCTAGCTAGCCTGGACACACGGTTAGCGTGAACACACCGCTATGCAAGCCAGTAACAGACATAGGTGGCTACAGTAGCTAGGCAGCGTATCCCTCACTAACCCCGGCAAGGAGGTTAACGTGGCAAGTACACACCAACTTCTCGCACAGACTTTTGGTGTCGATCCCTACCGAGCGGAAGCTTTCGAGCGTTTGCTTAGTAGCGCGACTGAACACCGTACCGACAGACAACGTGCTGTCATTGCTTTTCAGGCTACGCAGAATCGCGGCGAGTGGCTGTTCGTACGCCGCCTGTGGCTGTTGAAGCGTGAAGCCTGGGTTAACGGGCTTTGCAGTAACCAGCGCCGTTGGCAAGTTAGGGTGTCTAAGAACCCTCGCAAGGGTAACCACCACGATTCATGGGCACTGCGTGAACAGTACATGCGATGCCAGGGTAGCTACCGTGACTACATGCCATACGCGCAGGAGGTACGCAATGAAGGCTAAATGGTACGTCAAGATCGGTAACAAGTTCGTGCCTCTTAAGCACAAGCCGAAGGGATGGAAACATGGGTAAGCGCAGATTCGCAGTGACGGGTTCCGGCGACCTGAGTGTTACCGATGTATCCCGTTACGACAGTAAGGGTGTCGAGTCACACACCCGAGGTTGGGACTTGGGTATCAAGGTAGTGGCCGACGTAGACGAGAACAACCGCGACCGATTCACTATCACCGTTACTGGTGGTAGCCACGATCCCGGTAGTAAGGAAGGTTTGCTGATCGTGACTGACTTCGGCGACGGTGACTACACGGTGCAGCATGCCTAACCACCCTAACATCTACTGGATCGACATTCGCACCGGTACGTGGGGTCACACCGATGACCTGCGTATCGTAGACCTAGACCGTATCGTCAACAACAGCACTAGTGAACCACCGCCTGTTGCCAGTGATTACGTCAAGTACTGGCAGGAGTACGCTACCGACGCTGAGATTGCAGTGTTCGGAGAACAACACGGTAAGAAGGTAGACGAGTGAAGCAGCTAGCAGTAGTAAAGCACCTGAAGTCTGGTTGGGTAATCATCAAGCCGCCAGTGAAGAAGGAGGAAAAGAAGTAATGGAACTTCAAGCCCCGGCAGGAACCATTGCTGTCACGCATATGCGTAACGGCATAGCTAAGGTTCTTAGGGAGAACTGGCCTGCTCACCATGAGAACAACGCTCAGGTTAGAGCGGCTACCACAGTGCATGTCCGTATCGCACTGGACTTTGCTAAGTGGTTCGTGAAGCATAACCCAGATTGGGAGCCTTACCAGTGGCTCGACGCTTGTACACCCTACCCCGAAGTCTACCCGCTATCGGAACTTTGGGACGCAGAGAAGGAGGTAAGTGGCGATGTACGTTAGCGCGACTGAAGGTGACAACCACGGTACTTACAGTAACGGACTTGGTGATGATTGCGAAGTCCTCGTCAGGTGGGATAGGTACAAGACTTCCACGCTTGGCGGTACTACGTGGCCCATCGACGTTGAAGTGAACGGTAACAAGGCTGAGGTTCATATGGCCTTTACGCTACGTGAGGCCGAAGAGATTGCTAGGGGTATCCTAGCCCTACTGGAACAGGAGGCAACGGAGCATGTCGCTTAGCCCGCAACAGATCGCTGACCTGACCCGTAAGGATGATATCCGGCTTGGGTCGCATAAGAGCAGGTGGCTGTCGCCTAGCGATGCCGAGCATTTGCTTGGTGCGATGGACGCCGGTAAGAAGCAAGTGATCCTCGCCGGAAAGAAGTTCACGGTTAAGTACGAAACGCGCGATAAGGTGTTTGTCAAGCCAGCCACAGGGCCGATGGTTCCTTGCGGTTGGTACACGACCCCGCTCCTGCGTTCCATTGCAGCCAACGATTAACATAGCGGAACGCATAAGAGAGTTAGTCGGGGATACAACCTTAGACTTGACAACAGCCGTCGTATCCTATACACTGACGGGAGGATATGAACGGTTGAACGTGATAGACGGGAACGGAACAGAGATACGACATGAGACAGTTATCCACCCTAACGGAGAGTGCGAGGGTATGGGTATCTGCCGCTACTGTGGAAAGGAGGTGAAGCATGGCTAACGAGGCACTACATGAGAAGATTCGTGGTTTGCTCCGTAAGGCTGAGCAGACACCGTTTGAAGAGGAAGCAGCACTGTTCTTCCAGAAGGCGCAAGAGCTGGTAGTGAAGTACGCGATTGACGAGGAAGCTCTGTGGGCTAACGATCCTAGCCGACGTGAGCAGATTCACACCGAACACGTTGAGATTAAGGATAAGCAGGCTGGCTCGCATTACCGCCGCATGATCCTTAGTCAGATCGCTGTCAACAACAACTGCCGTATGTGGTACACGCCTGGTAAGGATGAGTCCACTGTGGCGGGGTATCCTAGTGACACCGTGTTCGTCATCATGCTTTACAGCAGCGTTATCTCGCATATGAACTTTAGCATGGCTAAGGCTATGGCGAGGTACACCGCCGAAGGTCGGTCAACCCGTACCTTCCGTAAGGACTTTACGGCTGGCTACTCCGATAGAATCGTTCAGCGGCTAGTCGAGATGCGACGTGAGCAACTGGCTTACCTCCGCATGCAGGTTACGGATACCGGCAAGTCTACTGACCTCGTACTGCGGGATCGCTCGGCTAAGGTTGACGATTGGGTCAACGACAACTTCCACCTTAGCACCGGTAGCTACCGAGATAGCGGTACCCGCGATCACACAGCTAGAGGCGCAGGCAACCTCGCTGGTGCTACCGCCGATCTTTCAGGTGGTAGGGGTCAGGGTGTCTCCGATGGTAGAAAGGCTATCGGGCGATGATCGGTGATGAGTCTTATCTAGTCATCATGGAGACAACCGAGAAGACACACGTTGTCAAGCCACAGCCAGCTATGGATGGTGGCATGGTTGAAATGTACGACTTGGTTACAGGGGTGTTCGTCGGTTCATGCGGTATTAACTGGTTCCGCGTAAACGCTGTTCGTTTCGATCCACTCGGTAATCAGGATTTACCGAAGTGGCCGACGGTGAAGCCATGAAGCTCGACCCTGAAACTATCAAGGCTCTACTTGCTAAGCCCGAACGACAGCCGAGTACGCGAACACGCAAGACTACCGACTACAACAGTGAAAGGACTATCGACAACTGGTTCGATATGAACCGTAAACTTGGTTCAGACATTAGCGGCGAGTGTACGGTTGAGGACTGTGTGAACCTTGAGGTTAAAGGGACACGCCACGCTGTCACGGTTGACGTGCCTATCAGTCCTATCCTCACTGTCAAGATGTGCCGAAGATGTTACTGCGCTGGCCGAAGGAGGGATGGCTAGCATGGATAGCGGTCTTAACGATAAAAGTGTTAAAATCGCTCTCCATGATAATCGCGGTTTTACGATAGTGGATTCTGACGTGGAGTTTTTTGTCTCGCAGTATAGTTGGACGTTAGCTAAGGGTCGTAAAACTTTCTACGCTAGAGCTTACGTTCACGGCGGTAGTACACCTACATACCTGCATCACTTTATTCTCGGCACTGTACCGCCTAGAGGATACGTCGTTGACCACATTAACGGTGACGGCCTAGATAACCGCAGAGAGAATCTCAGAGTCGTTAAGAACGGTGAGAACATACGACGTGCCGCTCGCAGGGGATCAGGTGTTTACTACATTAAGCGGCTTAAGTCGAAGCCGTGGCGAGCAGAAGCTAAAGTGGATGACGTGGCTTACTTCATCGGCTACTTCGCAACAGAGGAAGAAGCGATAGAAGCACGAAGAGTCTTCCTCATCAATAAGGGGGTTAGTGGCCTTGACAAGTGACTCGGAATCTGCTAGAGTTCCGTCTACTTCACCGCACGAAGGAGCCGCACGTAAGTACTACGAAGTCCTCTTAACGGGTGCTAACGAAGAAGACATAGCTGGCACTCGTCTACAGGTTTTCAGGGGGTACTACGGAGAACAGTTCAAGCTAACGGGTCTACCGCAATCACAGTATCATCCCGCTAAGCAGCTTCTTGAGTATAACGGGGTTATCGAAGTGATAGAGCGGTCGTGGCGTCGGACTCCGGGTGCAGTGGTCTTGCATCCAATGGCAGCAATGTTAAGGCCAGTCCCGAAACGAGCGAGAGACTTGACAGCTACGGAAGAGTTTGCTACTCTTCAGGAACGGATAGAGAGACTTGAAAATTTGGTAGGTGGCGTTCATCTGCCAAGTGTGCTACAAGAGATAGCACACCGCCTAGACGAGAGGGAGGCACCCAATGGCTAGGCAACGTAAGTCCACTACAACTACTACTGAGCCAAACAACGGAAGGGAGGGAAACAAAATGGCAGGAGTTCTCGACGCTGCAAAGATTCAGGAGCTGCTTCAGGCTGGTCGTACGCGGGGTGCGTACGGTACGGTGCTTAGCGACTTCCTGAGTTCGGGTGAGGCTGGTATCGAGGTCGATCTTACTAGTGGCCCTATCGCTGGTAAGTCGTCCAAGCAGGCGAAGACCGGTCTTGACTCTGCGCGCAAGCGCACGGACGAGAAGGGGAAGCTCGTCTACGACGGTTCGCAGAACGTTCGGGTTATTGAGCAGGACGGACACGTCTACCTCATTAACACCGGCGCTGCAACGGAAGACGAGGAGTAACACAGTTAAGGGGTAGTCTTCGGGCTACCCCTTACTGTTGTGCTTACGGTAGTAGGCCAAGGTACAGGCGCTAGTTGCTGTAAGCACAACAGTAGGGAGAACCTTGACAAGACACGTAGAGAGCGGGGCTGTGAGCGGGAGGCTCTAACTAACCTAGTCCGGTTAGCAGCGTCACTACTAAAGGGGGCAACGGTAGCGCCCGACACGTCGTAACCGACCCCCGGCTAAGGTAAACACTACATCGCTCAACCTTAGCCAATACAACGCAGTTGAATGCAGTAACGTGAGGAACACTATATGAGGCCAAGGAGCGCATCGTTTAGGCCCGATGGTCAAGCTCGCCAATCGTTACTGCATTGAGCTACGTTATCTAACCGTATTCTGCCCCAACGTCCGTTAAGGACGAGAGCAACGTGCCGCACGTTGTCAGGGATACGGACGGTAGCGTAGCTCAATAGTCTCCGTACCAGCCATATCTCAGGGGTGAGCTGGTCAAGCCGGGTGTCGGCGTTTAAGGCGGTTCGACAGAACGGAACCGACTGGCGACGAAAAATAGGCACGGATGCCCTGACGCCACATAGGGATGGTAGTCATGCTGACTCCGGTACCTAACCTATGGGTGATAACGCAAACCCGGACGCGCAGGGGGGCATGGCGACAAAGATGCCCCATAACCAACGCAGGAGGTAACAGTGGACAAACTCTTTCCGCTGGTATGGGAAGGCAGTATCGACCACAAGCTAGGCTGGCTTATCGAGCTTGGCATCGTTGTGTTCGCTAACTGTCTCATCCTAGCAATGTACGTGTTTACCGCTTGTTTCATCGTATGGCTGTGGTTCGGTGGTGTACTGTGAGAGCCGCCAAGATAACCGCCGTCATCCTAGCAGCACTCTTGTACGTGCAAGCCTGGTTCAACGTGGCAACCGAGAACTACGCACAAGCAGTGGTAGCAGGTCTTCTCATGTTTACCCTGCTTATCGGTGCTAGTCACCTTGACAGCGAGTGAGGTTTGTGCTAGCTTGAGTAGGCGTCCCTTGCCGGGGGTGCCTGCGAGAATAGGGCTTATCCGACGAAACGATCTGTGCGGGTCGTATACCGGGTAAGCCCTTTTCTCTTTTTTGTCAGCTAACAGGAGGTAACAGTCCTGATTGTCCTAGCTGCCATACTAGCGGCGCTGGTGCTAATACCATCAGCGAGCGCGGAGCAACAGACGAAGACGCAGGAGCAAGTGAAGAAAGTAGATACAGTTAAAAAGGTAGCATGTCCAAGCCTTAGAACTGCTATCAGCTTTTACAGAGGTAGAGTGTGGTTCTATCAGACGAAGCTCGGTTACCACAGAAGTCCTACCTACTACCCTGAACGTAAGAAGTACGCTTGTGCCTATAAGCGATTCGTAATGACTAGCTGGCGAGGCCAAGCGAAAGAGTACCGTAACGAGTACAAGAAGTACCAGCGTGAACATCGCCACCCTAAGTGGATTGCGCTTGATCTACTTAACGGTAACAGGGAAGAGTGGAGTTGTCTCATGTACATCGTTAGCAAGGAAAACGCTACGATGGATCCAACGCTCGATTTCGGGCATGGGCACGGTAACGTGTATGAGGCGTATGGTATCCCTCAAGCCTATCCAGGCACTAAGATGGCTAGTGCTGGCCCTGACTGGCGTACCAACCCTAAGACCCAGTTGCGCTGGATGATCGGTTACTGCCGTGGTAGGTATGGCTCGCTTTGCGGTGCCGCCTACAATCGGCGAGTGTACGGAACGTACTAAAGGAGTTCTCCCCATGTTTGGCAGGCTGTTATGTACAGTCGGTTTGCACAGACTAGAGTGGCGCAGCAAACTAACGCACGATGCCCACGATAACTCGGTCGTACTAGACCAGTACCGTTGTCGTCGTAGTGAGTGTGACCTGCATAAGCACTGGATCAGTGCAAACAAGGAGAGGGTGCGGCAGCCCTGGTAGAGTTCTGCCCATCGTGCGGTGACGAGGTTGAGCGACTTAACCCGTTTACCGGGTGGTGTGCAGCATGCTCCGCGTTAGAAGGTTACGACGATGACCAACCTAACAGCAGAACAGCTTGGTTAGAGCGTAACGCAGATAAGATCGAAGAGTACATGCTTCGTGGTATACCGCTCTCGGATGCCATGAAGATGGTTAGGCAAGATAACCGGCCTGTCTGCCTGTGCTGTGGGGACGTTATTCTCTACGGCACAGGCGGCAGGCATCTTTTTTGCAATAAGCGGGTTGAGTGTCGTAAGATGCGTAGGCGCTACAAGTACCTAGTGTACGATAAGGGCTTGGACAAAGATACCGCCCTTAACGTCGTGCTTGACAAAGCCGCCTGAACCTGCTACTCTGCCCCAACAATGAGGGCACCAGTTCTCTTTACCCGGCAAAGGGGTTAACATGTTTACGCGCAATACCGCCATTATCTACACTGTGGACTATGACTTCCGCAGGCGCGAGTGCGAAGTTACGGCGAGTGGTCACGCTACGGAGGTTATGCAGGCTGTGCATGATCTTTGCACCCATATCTTCCGAGGCCACGTTCGCTGGTGGTTTCAAGAGGTCAAAGGTGAATTGTCAGCTACCGACGCTGAGCAGGTTAGCGACATGGACTGGCAGTTCGTGATCGGCCTGGGTGATTAACATGCCAAAAACATCAGACGGTATAAACTATCTTACCGTGGGTGAGTTGATCGAAGAACTCAGTAAGCACGATAAGAACCTTCCAGTGATGACTGAGGGTTGTGACTGTTACGGCGAAGCCGACCACGTTTCGACTTTCGAGCGGTATCACGGTAACGGCGAGTACGAAACATTCGTGCTGATTAACCGGCAGGAAGCCGTAAGCCTCGCCGCCGATCCGAAACCACTGCTTAGCGAGGACATGCTGTGACCAAGACCGTTGACAAGCTTACACCTGCCGACTGGCAGCGTATGGACATTGCGGAGCTTATCGACCGCAACGAGTCTGCGAACTGGTCGGACATGGGTTGCTACAAAACCTCCACAGCACTGTGGACGCATGACTACAAGGTGAAGCGCGATAAGATCGCAACCCCTAGCATACTGGTTATCACGAACAGATCAGGTAAGGGTGCGTTCTTCCGCGATATCCCTAAGACCACTGACGGCTACACGATCCTGAACGTTGACACCAATAAGGTGTCTATGGTTATCGGCGGTCGTAGCCTGAAGATCGGCAAGGATTACCCCGCCGAAGTGAAGGTGCCGCATATCACAGTTACGCACTACCACGTCTTCCAGAAGTGTAACACCGGTAAGACTCAGGAGTGCCCGGACTGTAAGGGTATCGGCCTACAGGAGTTTAGGTGGGTACGCAACAAAGAGGGCAAGATGGACAAAGTGGGTATCCCCTGCGATACCTGCAATATGAAGGGTAACCTGCCTCTGCCCGATACTCAGGGTGATCGCCTGCTTAAGAAGCATTGGGACGTTGTTATCGTAGACGAAGCCCACAGGATGAAGAACCCTGATACCCACTGGACTAAGAACATCAAGAAACTGAAGTGTACCTATAAGCACATTATGACAGGAACGGGCTTTATTAACCGTCCTGACGAAATCTTCAGTCTGTTGCAGTTTCTCGATCCTCAGAAGTATACATCGTTTTGGGACTTCCGAGGGTACTTCTGCGAGATTGACGATTGGAGCGGTTGGGCCGTCGTTAAGGGTGTCTTGCCTCACCGCAAGGACGAGTTCCGTAAGCTCGTTAGAGAGTTTGGCCCTCGGCGCGAGAAGACTGAGGTACTTAAGCACCTTACCGAACCTGTCTACGAAGAGAAGGTTGTGGCGCTTTCACCGACACAGCGCCGCATGTACAACGATATCAAGCACGAACTGGAAACGCTCGACCAACAGGGTTATCCGATTACCAGCCCGAACGTGTTGTCTCAGCTTAACAGGCTCAGGCAGGTCTGTGTGGCTACGCCGGAAGTCGTAAGCGAGTATTACGACGAGAAGGAAGAACGGCGCGTTATCGAGATTAGGCTGGTAGAACCGTCATCTAAGCTCGACGCCTTTATGGAGGTCTTGGACGGTTTGCGGTGGGACGACGAATCTCGCCAACAGATCGTTGTCTTCTCTAACTTCAACGATCCGCTGGAACTGCTGACTAAGAGACTTGAGACAGCTAAGGTACCGTACATCTGGATGCAGGCTAAGGACAACGACGATACCCGCTTCCGCAAGTGGTATCAGGATTGGCCGACGAAGGAACATCAGGTCTTCCTTAGTACTGTTAGCCTGGGTGGTGAGTCTATCGACCTTACCTCCGCTCAGTACGTTTGCTTCCTTGACCAGTCTTGGAGTCCGAAGGACAACAACCAGGCGCGTGACCGTATCTGGCGTCCGGGGCAGGTTAACACTCCGGTCGTTATCAACCTCTTCGCCGAAGACACGGTTGACTACTACGTGCTGGATAAGCTCAAGACGAAGCAGAACTGGTTTAACGAAATCTTCGGTCGTGATGAAAGCGCAATCCCGCCCGAACTGCTGAAAGGTCTAGCAGCATGAAGCGTGATTACCCTCACCTGTTTACGGAGGAAGAGGAAGAAGCGTTGCTCTACGGTTTAGACGAGTTACTCGCGGTAGATCAGACGATACTGGAACGGAAGTTTAAAGACCTCGATACTCTCATGGGTATCCTTAAGGATGAATGGGAGAACGACATGCTTATCGGTGACGCAGGCGACTTGCTCAAGAAACTAGGTGTAGTCACGTGAGTACACTGGCTATCGGTGATTGGGCGGTTCTTCCACTTTCGGTGGCTCTGCGCGATCTTAAGGATGCCGACCATCTAACCATTACACGCCGACGTAACGGGCCGCGTGTAGAGATGCTTCTTATAGAGGCGGTCATGCCTGACGGGTCTACTAAAGAAATCGGAGTCTACGAACCGGAAGTCGAGGTATCGCAATGAGAACGATACAAACGGTAGTTGAGGATGATCGCAGTAACTTCCAGAAGGCGGAAGAGTGCCTCATTAAGCTAGACGAGGCAGGTCTACCGGAACGTCAGCTAGCTAACCTCCGTACAGCGGCTATCACGTTTGCAGTGCTCGCTGTGGTAGAACAGTTGCAAGACCTGCGAGGCTGGCCGGTACCACGAACATGACCCTTCTTGCCATTTTTTGGGTTGTGTGTGTTATCATCATGGTTTGCCAGTTTATATGGTGGGTAACCCGTGGCCGACACTGACCGCCATAAGGAAGAGCGTAGGGTTCGTAGGAACACTGCCATGCATAAGCTGATTAAGACCCAGACCGAGCGTGGACACACCTGTTGCCTGGATAAGCCCGATGTACCGGATAACTTCCGTAGGTGCATCGACTGTACTAAGCCACTTGACAACAGCGAAGATTCATGCTAAGGTGCTGTCTTCCCCCCTCCCCCTGTCGCACAGGGACGCACAGGCGGGCCAAGCGTTATCAGCGGCCCGAGCTACATAAACCGCACTAGACCGCTAAGACGGTCAGGCCAAGGTCAGGAGCAGAACCATTGGCTAGCACGACAACAGCAGAGCCTCTCGCACCGCCGGTAGTCCCTAGTAAGTGGGATATCATCCCCATTCACACTAGCGACCGTGGTGCCTTTAAGGAGTGTCGGCGCAGGTGGGCTTGGTCTTCACCGAGTCGCCGCAACCTTTATCCTCGCATCGCTGCTATGGGTGTCTACATGCCGTTTTGGTTCGGTACGGGCATCCACAAGGGTATTCAGCATTACTACAGTAAGCTGAGTGAGAACCCGGCAGACGTGTTTCTCGCGTGGTTCGATCTTGAGTGGAACGGTGGGCTTGTCCACGAAACCGAGCTTCCTAGTGGTTACGCCGATAGGAACCCTGTTCCGCAAGAGAACGGTTACTACCACGTCGCAGGCATTAAAGACCTGATGCCTTCCGCCGATGAGCGTTACGACGAGTTCATGGAGCATAAGGAGCTTGGCGTCGGTATGCTCAACTACTTCGTTGAGTACGCCGAAAGGCACGACGACTTCCGTATAGTCGCTAACGAGCATCTGTTCTCTGTGCCTATTCTCGGTGAGAACGGCAGGCCCATGTACGCGGAGGATAACCGCGTTATGCCGGAAGATTGGGAACCTTCGGAAGAAGAGAACATCTACGGCAGGATTAACATGGGTAAGAGAGGTCGTATCTTTAAGCAGGTTCACGCTCGCGGTCGCATGGATCAGATCGTCCAGATGAACGAGAGTGGACGTTACAAGATTCGTGACTACAAGACCGCTGGTAAGCTCGATGACGATTACTTCGCGCATCTTGAGCTAGACGAGCAATGCACCACTTATCTGTGGGCAGGGCCGTTGGAAGCACAGATGTACGGTTTGGAGTATACGGACATTACGACGATTGACTACGTTGCAATCCGTAAAGCGTTTCCAAGGCCGCCTACTCCGCTAAAGAATAGTATGCCGAGTATGGACAGGCAGAAGGAAAGCACCACAGCAGAAATGTTTGCTCAGTACATTAAGGATAACAACCTTAAGGTCGTGTACGACGGCAGCGTGAAGATGCAGGAATACTACGCTTATCTGCTAGAGCGTGGAGAGAAGCAGTTTGTATGGGTTGAGTCTACGCACCGTAATTCAGCGCAGATCGCTAACGCAGGTTTGCGGCTTTACTACGAGGCCAAGGACATGCTCGACCCCGACCTCATTCTGTATCCTAATCCCTCTAAGAACTATAGCTGCACTCGTTGTCGGTTCCGCTCTCCCTGCATCGCAGCAGAAGACGGTTCCGATTGGGAAGCTATGCTTAGGGGCAACTACATCGAGAACCATGATAGATAACGTAATCACAGGTGGCAGGCAATCAGGCCGTACTACGAGGCTGATTGAGCTTTGCGCCGAAGCTGAGGCTAAAGGTGAAGTGTCCTACATCGTGTGCCAGTCCCATAGCGAGTGTTATCGCATTGCTAAGCTCGCTGAGACTATGGAACTGAGGATTGCGTTTCCTATCTCTTACGACGAGTTTCGCAGCATTGGGCAGGGTCACTTCATTAAGAACTTCTACATCGACAACGCGGATACGTTGCTTGAATGGCTCGCTGGCCCTGTTAGCGTTAAGGCCATAACGGTGCAAACGTAATGGACGTTATCATCGTAACAGACCCGAGCCAGCTTCCGGCTCCGCTTCGGGAGCTTATGGGCGATCTAATGGAAGACGAGATTAGTCGCCTTAAGTCCGAAGACGACCTTAACTACGAAGGCTGGTACTGCATCAACGTTCAGCCTCGTAAGTGTCAGCACTGCGGTACGATGATGACGTACGTTGAGCCGCCGAACCTTCACCTTATCATCGTTTGGGAAGAGAAGGATGATCCCCACATGCTTGAAATGGCTCAGAGACTTAAGGATGGTAGACCGGAGATTGATCCTGATATCCGTGAGTATCATCCTATGATGGGTCACTGCATTTCGTGGGAAGACGTGATTAGTTTCCTTGACGACATTCCCGACGAAGATGACTAAGCTCGACTCCGCTACAATCGCAGCATTGCTTAAGAAGGCCGACGAGCCTAAGTCGGTTAACCAGGCACCTTCACGCGAAGGTCTTGTATGGTGTGAGTTCTGCAAGGGCTACTACAACGAACACCATTACGGACGGGAGGTAGACGAGTAATGCTAGGTAAACTCGTAGGCAAGGTTCTCGGAGAAGTCATCGCTGCTCCGCTTACTATCCCTGCTGAAGCTATCAAGCAGGCTGAGAAGGCAATGGACGAAGCCTTCTCCGACGAGGACGATAAGAAGGAAAAGAAGTAATGGCTACGGTATATCGTTGTGACGGGTGCGATAAGGAGTCCAAGAACTACAACCCCTTTACTGGTGTTACTGTCAGTTACGACAGTAGAGTTCCTGACCATGAGGAACCTAAGACATACGACTTCTGCACTACTTGTCTCGGCAGCTTCAGAAGGAGCATTGAAGTGCTTACGACGGTTAGAGCAGACAAAGCAGCCTGAAAGGAGGTGAATCATAGCTACTGCCGTTAAGACCAAGCCGACTGTTAACTCGGCTTTGCGAGATACGCTTGGTGTGAAGCCTCCTGCTGAAAGCGTCGAGTTCCTTAATCTGCTCATCTACGGTGAGCCTGGTGTTGGGAAGACTCGTCTTGCTGGAAGTGCTGCTGACCACGAAGATACTTCTCCTGTGCTTATCCTCGATATTGAAGGTGGGGTTATCTCTTTGCGCGAAAGCCCTACCATCGACGTTATTCAGCTACGAGATATCGACAAGCTTGTTGACGTGTATAACAAGCTGGAAGAGCATAAGGGTGGAGGCTACAAGACCGTCGTTATCGACTCTCTTAGCGAGCTTCAGAAGCTAGACATGAAGACAGTGATGGAGCAAGAGTACAACGCTAATCCACAGAGAGTTGACAAGGACGTTCCCACACAGCGAGCATGGGGTAAGTCGCAGGAACGTCTACGCCGCATCATTCGCGGGTTCAAGGACTTGCCTGTGCATACCATTATGACCGCTAAGGTTACGTCCGTGACCGACGAGCAGACCAACGTTACGCACTACTACCCGGCATTTCCTGGTAAGATGCGTGGCGATGCTCCGGGGTTCTTCGACGTTGTGGGATACATGCGTATCAGGGAGGAACAGAATGGCAAAGTAAGGAACCGCGTGTTGCAGATCGCAGCTAGCAGTAAGGTAGTTGCGAAGGATCGTACGGATAGTCTCGGTATCGTGGACGGGGAACATACCGGCGTTGTTATCAATCCGACTATCCCCGACATGTGGCAAGTCATCAACAGTACCAACAAGTAAAAGGAGAGGAATAGTGGGTCTTAACCTGAATATGTCCGAGGCGGATCTTAAGGGCTTTGAGCCTCTTCCCGCTGGTACCTACGACGCTACGGTCTACGAGGTTACGATGCGTCAGACCAAGGGTGGCGAGGGTGCGAAGCTTCCCGCCGGTACGGACATGCTCAACGTGCAGTTCAAGATCGACGGTGGCGAGTACGATAACCGCCGTGTCTTCCGTAGCTTCATCATCGCCCCTGCTAAGGTCGATGGGAAGAAGTACGAGAAGAAGGCCATGTTCGACGGTATGCTCGCTAAGTTCTTCATGGCTATCGGCTATGAAGAGAGCGAGGTTATCTCGGACAGCTTCGAGCCAGAGTTCGATGAGCTGGCTGGTCGTGAGTGCCGCGTTACTCTCAGTGTCGTCCCTGGTGACGATGAGAAGGGTTACGAGCCTCGCAACGATGTTAAGGCAGTTCGTCCTCGGGCAGAGGCAACGGCTGGTTCGGCACTGATCTAAGGATCGGTAGATGCGCTAAAGGGGTTGTCTTACGGCAGCCCCTTTGGTGCGTCAATCGCTCATGCCGACCGCTAAGTCAGAAATCCGTAGCACGTTCTTTGACTACCTCTTTGGGGATAGTCCAGGCTACCTTTGTATCGGTCTGATCGACCCGAAGAAGGCTGAGCGGAAACTGAAGCAGCGATTCTTCTCATGGCCCACCGAAAAGGAATTCGTGCTGGACTATATCGAGAAGAACTATAGCGGTAATAACGTTTACTTCTGTACTTCGCTGTTGGACGGTAAGCAGCGTCGTAAAGAGAACTGTCTACCTGGCCGCTTGGTCTGGGCAGACTTGGATACTTGCAAGCCTGAAGAGGTTAGCCCGTATCCGTCCGTTGTTATCGAGTCTAGCCCTTCGCGGTACCAAGCACTGTGGAGGTTGGTAGAGTCAGTACCGCCCGACGTAGCTGAGGACTACAGTAAGCGCATTGCGTACGCTTACAACAGTAACGGGGCTGATCCGTCGGGTTGGGACTTGACACAGCTTCTCCGTGTTCCGCTCACGTACAACTACAACCACGGTGATCCTGCTGAAGTGTTGCTCGTATCGGCCAAGGAGGATATGGTCGATATCAACACGTTTGAGCAGATGGAGCTTGACGCGCTCAGAGAAGAGAGTGGTGATCCGGCTCTAGACGAACCACTGCCTACCGATCTACCCGACGTTTCGCAGGTTATCTACAAGTATTCGCAGGAACTCGGTAAGACAGCTTTTCAGGGTTTGTACACTAGACCGCCTGATCCTGACGAGAACTGGTCAGGGTTGCTATGGCGGCTTATCTCAATTTGCGTTGAGAGCGGTATGACCAACGTAGAGGCTTACGCTATCGCTAGCACCGCCGCTTGCAATAAGTACGCTAGGGATCGTAGGCATCCTGCCCACCTGTGGCGCGACGTTCTCAAGTGTGACCTTGAGCATCGTAAGCTCGTTACGATCATGGAGGTCAAGAATGCTCTCAACATGCCACAGTTGGTTAGCGAAGATGCAGGTACGGAATGCTTCATCGACACGTACCGAGAGTGGGCTAGTAACAGTACGGACGCACCGCCACAGTACCACGAACTCGGTGCTGCAATCCTGCTTAGCTCCATCCTGGCAGACACCATCAAGATACCGACTAACTCAGCTACGCTGGTTCCTAACCTGTGGGGGCTTATCCTAGGTGACTCAAGCCTAGCCCGTAAGTCCACCAGCATGCGTATGGTTACTGACATCATTCACGATGTAGACGAGGACAGCATGCTTGCGACAGGTGGTACGGCTGAAGGTATTATGAGTGGTCTGGCGGCTAGACCTTACAAGGTCAGTCTCATGTATATGGATGAAGTCTCACGTTTGTTCGATGAGATCAATAGGAAGGATTACCTTGCAGGCTTTCCTGAAACGCTTACTCTGCTGTATGACAGTCCGGCGTTTCTTGCACGTATGTTGCGTAAGGACACGATCACTGTCACGCATCCTGTGTTCCTCTTCTTCGGAGGTGGTATCCGCGATAGGGTGTACGAACTCGTTAATGAGTCGTACGTCCTAAGCGGATTCTTACCACGTTTCCTCGTAGTGTCAGGTGAAGCCGACCTGTCACGTATGAGGCTTACAGGCCCACCGACCACAGAGAACCTCGCAGGAAGGAATGACATAGTAGAGAAGCTAACGGAACTGCACAACGAGTACGTCAAGTACGGCAACATGCTTGGTAACACGTTGACTGTTCCGATTAAGCAGGAAGCTCACCTAACGACGAAAGCCTGGGAACTCTTCAACATGATCGAGACAACGCTTACGCATGAAGCCAACAACTCAGCTATTAAAGAGCTGGCCGTGCCTACCTTCATTCGTATGGCGTTTAGCTGTCTCAAGCTCGGGGTACTGCTCGCAGCAGTTCGCCAGGTGCCGTCGAAGGATAACACGATTAAGGTGGAAGCCGATGACTTGGCTAACGCGGCACGTTATGTCCAACAGTGGGGTCACTACTCCGTAGAACTGCTCCACAATGCTGGCCGCACTCAGAGCGAACATCAGCTTCAGCGCATCTTGCGTGCTATCAAGTCTAAGCCTGGTATCAGCAAGTCCGAAATCATGCAGAACTACAAGCTGTGGGCTAGGGACGTAGACCCGATACTTGAGACTTTGATGCAACGCGGGGAAGTCCACGTTAAAAAGGAAGGAAGGGGTATTAGAGTATGGCCGGTGTAGACAAGGTGCCTGGTATGCGTAAGAACGGCCCACCTGTTATCGAAGAAGACGAGATTGAGAAGCTTTCAGGCCAAGAACTGATCGACGCTCTTAACGCTGAGATTGGTAACTGGAACCAGTCGGGCATGCATCCTCAAGCCGTCGATCACGATTTCTTCGCTATGGACGTTCAGCTCGGTACGGTGGTTCAGACGATGATCGACCTTGAATTGATCGACGTGGACGACTTCAACGATCGCTACCGGCGTAGGTTCCTTCGCAAGCTTACCACCATTCGTAGTGATACTGTCAAGCAGCGCATTACGGCTGGTGTGCCTGGTGTCGGCGACAGCGGTATTGTCATTGCGCGTTAGGCTAACACCCAATCAGGAGGCATTCACTATGCGTATCGAGATTCGCAGAAACAAGAGCTTGAATCCGTTTAACAGGTACTACTACGTTATCGTTGCTGCCAACGAGGAAGACCTATCAGTGAGCGAGCCTTACTTCAGCAAGTCTAATGCCATGCGCGCTGCTAACAGGGTTGCTAACGAACTTGGCATGCGAGTGAAGGATACCACCAAGAAGGAATACACTAAGCACGGTGGGTTCAAGTAGTGAGACACTGGCAAATTGCGCTTGGTCGTATCCGTCTTCGTGGCCCTGACGAGCCTCATTTCAACAAGGACGTTAAGTACGTGTACAACCATATAGCTCAGCTAGAGGCGAAACTGCGGGAAATCAGACAGGCATGTCGTGAGGGTCACGGCGACGATCTGATTGCAGAGAAGACTGTGGCCGCATTACAGGAAGAAGGCGATTAATGTCTAAAAGCTACGATAGAGATAGTTGGCAGGGTATCCTGCTCATTACCGTACGTGACTTGATCTTCGCAATTCTGATCGGTGCTGCTGTTTTTGCAATTCTCTACTTCGGAGACTTGTAATGGTCATCGGATTTACAGGTCGTAAAGGCACAGGCAAGGACACCGCCGCTCAGTACTTCGTAGGCAAGTACGGGTTTACTAAGGTTGCCTACGCCGACGTGCTTAAGGAAGCTGCTGCTGAGTTGTTCGACGTTCCTGTGGAATACATGGATAAGTACAAGAACAACGTTAATGCTCGCGTTAAGTTCCTTGTCGGTTATGAAGCGATCATGGGCGCATACCACGTTCACGAAGATATGTCTCTCAGAGAGTTTCTACAGCGTTTCGGCACTGAAATGGGTAGAGAAGTCTTCGGGCCTAGCTTCTGGGTTGACCAGCTTAAGCGTCGGATGGACGAAGGCACCATGCGTGACAACTACGTCATTTCGGACGTTCGTTTCAACAACGAGGTTACGCTGTGTGACTACGTTATTGAGATTGTACGCGACACAGTTCAAGGGCCAGATGTACATGTCAGCGAGCAAGGACTAGACGAGGAACTCATCCATTTCATCGTCGTTAACAACAGTACAGTCGCAGAACTCCACAAGCGTTTGGAAGCATGCTTTACGGAGATGCTCAGTGCAAGACAACAAGCAAATACTTGAAGAACTCCACACGCTTCGTAAGCTGCAACAAGCCACAGAAGAACGTATCAATCAGCTAGAAAGGCA